GATATAAAACCGTTTGCTATAAAATTGTGATTTGGCCCTTCCATTGTAAGATCGTACACACGCTCCATACCAACGTAGTCTATGGACACAATTTCATCAAAAGAAATATAACGATGTCTATACGCATCACCCTCGTTTTTAGTTGTAGCGTGAATATTTTGATGACATTTAGAGCAGAGAAACATAAGATTAGTATGATCATTGTTTAAAGGATTCTCATCGATATGATGAGTTTCAAATCGTTTTGAAGTATCTTCAACATATAGACTACATAATTCACATTTATTATGTAGTTTGCTATAATCTTTACGTTCTTTTCTTTCACGAGCAGTTGTATCTAATGCATTTGCTTGAAGCTGATTCACATCATTACATTCTTTACATCTGATTGCAGTATAATAGATCTTTTTACCACAATCGATACAAGTGCCACTTATACGAGTATATGATCCGTTAACAGCTATGAAGTCACCGATACACATATTCTCTAAAAATACGTAATCACCACACGCATCCATAAAACGATGATTATTCGTTGCTTTTATTCTATAGCCTAGTTTTGTTCTGATTTCATAAATAGGCGCCATTCCGTTATCAATAACAGCCAAAACTTGATTTCTGAAAAAGACACCGGTCTTCTCATCTAAGCTTCTTAATTTCACCTTTTTGAAGTGATTTGGTTTACCAGCATAGAAGCTCTCGCTATTTTGCATATCGTATAGTTCTTCTATTGTTATCGAATTTTCATCTTCAGACTTTTTTCTATCCTTGTAAACTACGGTATCACCTGTAAGACAGGCCACACCCCCAAAACCTTTTATGGGAGTACCTTTTCCACGAATAACCTGAGTGCTGTATGTGAACGTTCCCTTTTCTTTCGTTTCGCTGAGGAAAGCTGCCTTAAGCGTCTTTCCAAGGAATCTCACCCACCCTTCCCGACTATCGGGGATAATAAAATCTGCTCCACCATCGTCAACCCTCGTAGGTGCTTTGAACCACTCTCTTACGGCAGGAAGTTTCTCAACATGCTTTCGCTGGATATTGTATCCTACTCCCGACCCCAGACATAGCATGTCCATAGTCCAGCAAAAAGGACGTATAGGAGAATCAACCAGCGTAAAGGCACAGTTTTGTAATGAAGCAAGTCCGAAACGATCGACAGTAGCAGTACCGAGTTGCCACATAAAACGACCAGCAACGCTAGCTTTAAGCCCCAGTGCATATTCTGCAATCCTATATTCTTCATGTTGTGTAAAGCCGCAGTGCAGCTGCTTATCCATCGCCTCGATATTTCTGAAGACCGTATCAACGAATTCTTCAGATTTATCGTCGCCCATCCTTCGACTGTAGGTTCTCTTATAAGTAAGATAACCTACAGTCGAAAATGGCGTAACAATACGGGGAAATTCGGCCTTACTCAGCACAGGTTGATACCTCGATCTTACAGGTTTCAACCATCTTACAGATGACATTTCTCATTTCTTCCATACCTTCACGATACGCAGCTACCTGTGCTCTGGATTGATTCTTGGCATTAGCGGTATCTGTTTCAAGTTGATCACGACGACCACGAGAATACTCCTTCTGAAGCCTCTGCTCAAAACACGATTCAGCCTCTTCTCGACCTTTTTGATAGCCTTTATCGAAATTCGCACGATAAGCGTTAAGGTCACCCTTTGTAGGCATCTTCGACGCCTGTTCACGAATCGTATCTTGCTGTTTTCCGATTGTCGCTACTTGCCTGTTTATTATCCCTTGCAAGCCATCAATTTGAATACGCATCTCTTCGATAGATGCTTGCAGACGCTCGATTTTTTCAGTGTTTTTCTTAGAGCGATATTCGGCCAACGCTAGATGAGCATCTCTGATTTGTCCATTGGCCTTTATGAGACCTTTGAGCTTCTCGATCTCACGATTCTTAAGATCGAATGAACTCTTGAGTGCCTCATAACCGTGGGTATAACCTTTGTTGTATTCAGCTGCAACATTCGCTTCGATATTCTTCGCGGCAGCTATTTTTCCTTCGGTATAACCCTTCTTGAACTTCTCATCGAGTTCTACGGAGCGATCACCACGACCGCATTTGTAAGCATCATCTAGCATGCATTCCAATTTGGGAATCAGATCATTAATACCTGCAGGATCGGTCTGAAGATACATCGTTATTGCATTCAGAAGAATAGACTTCTGGTAGATTTGAATGTTGCCGTAGGGTTTCTCGATTGTTTTGCGCGGTGCCATATTCATCTCCTGATTTCTTTTGTATGCTGCATAAAGATGTTCAACATATTCACATTCTTCTAACCAACAGAATACCGACATTGTTTACCTCTCAGAAAATCGTCTTACATAACTCCAAAGCTTCTTTCTTATCGAAGCCTTCAGCTACAAGCGCATCGTATTTAGTCTTATGCATTTTTAGCCATTATGACTTGGTATTCGATATAATCTGTTAGATTCTCTTTCATTCCTCGTAAAGCATCTTTCATCAGATTTGGTTTGTTACCACCGTTAATAGTTGCTAGACTCATGTATCCATTCTCCTCAACATTAAATGCTTTTGACGTTCGAGAATACCTACTAATGTGTGTAAGTCTTCAGAACCAGACCAGCAATGCTCATATTCTCCATTGGCTAGTTTGACTGTACAGCACATTTCCTGAATCTCACCTTTCTCGGCAGATGCTAGATAGGTTTTAAGAAAATCTATAGTCTGTTGATTATATTGCGTCTTTTTAAGTACAAGTTTCATGACCGCAGGTCTCCTGTATGGGATTAGTACGACCAAATATAAGCGTTGTCGAACTCTCTTTCCAATCCGTAGTTATTGTGTCCGATATACGGATCTTAAAACGAGGAGTCACTCGATCATTACCTAAGTAATAACCGTCAATAGTGCCACTAGCGTATATTCTAGCGCTTGTATTGATAGCCATCATACCTCGCATGTAATCGGGTAACAAAGCACCTTTTAGATCTAACCGTTGTAATCTATTTATCATAAGCTCACAAACTCCTCTGTAGTGTTACATTTACTCAAACGACCTGTGTCGTAATCATAAATAGCCCCTGGGACTTTACCTGTTAATCCCGAAAATCGAGATTTTAGAACAGACATGATTATTGTATTTCTTATCAGTTCTTCATCAGCTGTAAGATCTCTAGCAAATGCTATAATATCGAAGCAGATCTGCTTTATTGAACCAGAGTTATGTGTAATAATGTGATTACCTAATAAGAATCTACCATTATTGTCTAAGGTAAATCCGTAGTAATCCTGTTCATCTAACTTCTCGATAGTAATGCCGCGTTTTAAAGCATTATTACGTTTATTACCTCCAGATTTCTTAAGACACGGAATCTCATCGAGTTCACCTGAGATTGAAACGCAATTAATTAATGAACCATTTGAGGCATAATTGCTTTGAATTTTTTGATTACGTACTGTGCTATAGAATCCTAAAGATCTTGCAATATCTCTGACAGCGTATGCCATTTCTACATCTTTCTGCCAAAAATAGTAAGTTTGATCTTTGACGTTAAAAGTCCCATCTGTATCAATTAGCCCTGCCAGCAGCTTTAATCTAATATCCCTAGAATTATATTTATAACATTCTGGAATATGTTTATTATTTAACACATTTAAATCTCTTAATTTTTCAAGCATCTCACCCTGGGTATCAGTAACGAAGTTATAATACTCTCTATTTTTATCAGATGGCACTTTTAGCGTAGCGTTTATTTCAAACGCCACTTTTTCTGCAATTCCTAATTCACTTGCATCCATTATTCTGAATGCCGACTTAGAACCATCTCCGAGCCAAGCACCTAGGGTGTAAGGTGGAATTAACACCGCTTGTTCCGGAAGATTGTAACCCTCCGAATAATGTTGCTTACAGCGAAATTGATAATTATCTGATTGCTTAAGAAAATCTTTTACTGACATATCGAATAGCTTATCATTATGAGACAGTGTCAAAATATGATCCGCATTACAGATAAAGGAATCATTCGATGTCTTCATCGTTATTCTATACATCTGCTGTCTACCCTGTCTTAGGGACACTACATTACAAGGTTTACCATCACCTCCTATCAATTGTGTACCAACAACAATATCTTGTACGTCAATTATTTTACCATTAGCTAGCAGCACTTCAGTATCGTATCCCAAACATCCCTTAATGTCATCCAGTGTTGGTAATCTTCCCTCTTCAAAAGATTTACCTCCACCTTGAACTTTTCTTAAGTGGCTTACCAAGCCTATCCAAACGTCTGTATGTCTTTTGACTAGACGTAACAAGCTATTCATAACAAAATCGATAGCTTCATTTCCTTTTAAATCTTCAGCTCCTTCAGATACAAGGATAGTAATATGATCGATATAGAGATATTTACAGCCAACCAAGCACATGTACTCCAGTTGGTCAACAATGGAGCTATCGTTGATACTTCCTTGATGGTCCAAAAGCACCACCCTATCAGCACCAAAGACTGCATCAAAACCCACTTTAAGTTCTTCAATTGGTATCTCATCTTTAGAAGGATTCCTCAGCAGAGTCATTCCTGCTAGTTTTCTTGCCGTTTCAGCGGGAGATTCTTCAAGAGATATAACACCAATCTTATCTTCAGTCGTTGATAAAATGTGTAACATGTCTTCTCGTAGAAGAGTTGACTTTCCGCTACCGGTGCCAGAGACAAATAATGTGATTTCTCCACCGCGATGTCCTTTCACTTTCTTATTTACACCATCCAAGCAATCAGGAAATGGTACTGATTCTGTTTGATTATAGGTAACCAATGCTTCCCATAATTCTTCTTTACCTATAATCCCCGCTGGAACATATGGTTGAGCATTCCAGATTGAATCAAATAGTGCAGGAGAACCTAATTCACAAAGAACAGCATTGCAATCATTTTTAGGTAATTTGACAAGTTTTATTTTGTCTATACCTACGATCTTTATTGCAATTTCTCTAGCTTTGTAACCAGCCTCGTCCTCATCACCTGCCCATACAACTTCTTTGAACGATCTTAACCATTCTCGTTCTTTCATCAATGACTTTTCAGCCATAGCCGAAGATGAAAGACCTACTACCGGAAATATTTTCTTATACTTATCATAACTCATTTGGGCTACAGATAGTGTATCTATCTCACCTTCACAAATAATGACACGAAGCCCTCCGGGAGCAAATCTTTCTTTACCGAATAGACAATCATTCTTATTCAGCCATGTGAAATCTTTTGGAAGCTTTCGAACTTTGTAACCATCTTCATACGGATAGTAGTGAGCATCCATCTCACCATCACTAGCATATGACATTTTTACACCGAAGAATTCACATACGCCTTTACTTATCCTTCGATCTTTCAATGATACGCTAGAGAAGTTCTTTATCTCATCCAATTTTTGTCTTTTATTTGCTTGTGGTGCTTCAGGTACTTTCACTGCAGGCTCCAATCCTTCGCATTGTTCTTTTGAAAACCACGTCGTACAGGACCAACAGAAGCCTGTCTCATTCTCATAATATTGCAATGCATCCGATGATCCACAATTAGGATCAGGGCAGGGTAGATTGTGCTTTATTATCTTTCCCATGTAATTTTCCTGTGATATGGATTTCGCCGTTAAAAGATATTAATCCTGTAATCTCTATCACGTCAAGGTTCACCATGTTAACAATCTCTAAAAGGCGAGAAATTTGATCCTTTTTTGGAAATACGTCATCAATTTCTAGAACAGGGTCTGGCATAACACTCCTTATAGGACATCAGAAAACGATGCCCAATCTAAAACTTTTTGAAGTCGTTCTTTGTGTCGCTTTGTAATGCTTTCCTTGATTGTATCCCACGTTACTTTAGGAATCAGTACATTATACCAATCCTTAGTTGTAGGAGCTTCAACAATACATAATGACCAAGTCTCACTGTATGCAAGTGTTCCTTTAGTCCTATACTGCTCGATTGCAATGAATTCAAATTCATGTCTTGGGCGTTCCTTGAAGTGCGCTTTCAAAATGTTACTTGAGGATTCATAATGACGCCAGTCAGATTCTTCACCTCGATTAAGCTTACCCATGCCGAAAAATTGCTTCTTTCCCAGATAACACCTTCGCAGGTAGTTATCTCTAATAACATAGATAAAACCTACTCCGATGCCTAACTGCTCTGGGAATAGCCAGTGACCATTATTAAACTTACGTACCTTCAACGCTTGTTTAGATAATGATGGTACTATTCCTGTGAATGCCGCCATTCTAACTCCTTACATCACCGCATTATTTAATACTGTTCTGAAACGTGGTGCAATTGCATCTATCCATGGTTCGTTTTCAATTACCACCGTATAACCGAACTGATTATTAGTCATTTTAACTGCTTCAAAACAGTTAGCGGTAATATCATACATCACACCATCCCAAGCAATTTGATCCCAAAGACATCCGAAAAGTTCTATTGAATCTTCTTGAGTAGTTTCTTTTTCAAATATAAGAACAGGTCCATGTTTTGAAGCATTATAGTTGGAGATGGTATCTACAAGTGAACGAAAAACTACTTGTGCATGATATTGTTTATGAGACATCTTATCTGTGATTAATTCCACGTCATCAACAGTCGTTATCATAATTTCTCCACTATTACCAGACAGACACCTATGTGTGTCTTAGTGTAATCACTCGGCTTAGCTGTTGTCATAGCACACGTGTTTACTATATGCCATCCTTCTCCAAAGAGTTTATTCAACTCTACTGTACCATGATCCGTATCAACAATTATCGCTCTTTGCATTATTCCTCCAATAGTTCTTTTACAACTTCCCATTCTAGACAGTTGAAATAGTCATCAGGATGCCTTTGTAGATACAGCATTTTACCATTTGAATTGAGATATTCTAACCAATGCTCACCATAAGCATTGATATACTCGTTCACCACACATTCTTGATATGCATATTCATCATTCAAGCGTGCAATCAATTTAGCGGCTTTTACATCACCTATTCTAGGAACGCCTGGTATGTTGTCCCCAGGATCACCTTTAAGCAACTGCGTGTAGTAATGTCTGAGCGCTTCTGATTCTGATATCTCAATGATACGTTTATGATCAGGTGTATCAATCCGCATATCATAATGTCTTCCCGGAATACATTTCAAGTCTTTGTCAATTGTACAAATTATATAGTCTCGATCAGCTGCCCTGGCCTCTTCAGCCCAGATACGAAGAAGATCATCAGCCTCTCGGCCTTTAGCTTCAATAGCTATCTCTTCAGCAGCAGCCAATTTTCTAAGAATAGGCACAAAGAGGTTTTGCTTATTTGGATCTTTGTGACGATTCATTTTGTATTCAGGATATAGCAGATTCCTGAAGTTATCTTGAACCTTTGTTTTTGTGCCATCCTCATTAATGGTCTCGATATCGGGGGCTTTTACAGCCCCCACGTAATCGGTAGCATAGACGGATTCCAGAATCTTCTCATGATCTTTTTGGAATCTATCCCAACACTGTCGAAGATACTTACTATCCTCAGACTTGGTAAATTCCAATTGTTTACGATTCCCAGCCTCATCTAGCTGAATCACCATCTCATTGTTGAGATTGCATCTCAACTTCCATCTGCTTTCGCAGCACTGATAACATAAAACATCCATATCAATAATTGCTAACATTACATACCTCTTGCGAATTGTCCTTGCAATTCAATAGCTTTCGCTTCATAAGCTTCAGCTGCCTCCATTTTATCTTTGAAATAACCTAAGTGAATGTTTGTTTTACCGTGTTGTAGTTGTGCATGCCATTTGTTTCTTGAAGAATCCCATGTAACACCTTTAAGACCACTAGAGCCATACGCAGGAATGTTTCTATTGTTTTCGGCTCTAGTGGCCAAGCGAAGATTCTTCAGCCTGTTATTTAACTTATCACAATCTCTGTGATCAATTTCAAGATTATTCGGGATAGTACCGTTATGCATCATCCAGATTATTATATGGACGAACAACTTAATTCCAAATACAGAAGTTCTCAAATAACCACAACTTAGAGAACCAACTCTATCTCCAATCTTTACTCTATTCGACAGTTGCACTTTCCAATACAATTCACCTGTCTCATTATCATATTCGAAAATTTCATTTAATTCTTCGCTAGTAAGCACTACACCTCCTTAATTATCATGACCTTCTGCTACCCTCTTCTCAAAGGCTTGCCAGTTCTCAACACTCTCTGCGCCTTTAGGTCCCAACTTTGCAAGAATGGGATACCACTGTTCCAGGCAGACTGCTGTTCCGACATTGTGGATGTGATCGTCAATCAGATCCACAATCTCATTTACCTCTTCAAGCTCCAGACTCAGGCGTACTACCATCTTTAGGCTCCTTGTACCACAAATTGTGGGTGTCCATGTAGTTCAGCAGACCGCGTTCCCATTTCTCCAGATAGGGACGATGATTAGGATGAATCTGAATATCACCCTCTATCCTGTTCCAGTGACCTTCAGATTCCAGAGTGTACGGACCTACAACCACCACGTGACAGAGCTTTTTAATATGCTCTGGTGACATAGTATGCTTTGCTGCAACACCGTGCAAATACAACCCGTAGCACTTCTGACAGAGGAAGAGTTCGGCACTACACACTACATTCGGACCGTCTGCAGGCAAAGCTACAATAGCGCCTGTCTTAATGCAATTTAAACCGAGGCCATCTTGATCACAGCTATAGTCACTCATTGTTTTTCTCCAGTCTCGCTATCCAGCGATCGAGTCGTTTTATGCGTGTTCTATTAGAATCAAGTGCATAATGTGGTGTAATAAAACAGTGTTTACCTTCGAAGAGTAACCAAAGACATCTATTACACTCCTGTTCACCAACTCCTTCGACAGGTGACACCATGACGCATAATGGACATCTACCTGTTTTACCACCACACTCCGCGTACTGATAACGCAATGCATGACAAGCTTCTATCCAACTTAACCTTGTTTTATTGTCCATTTGGTCTCCTTATTCAAAGATACGATCTATAACCTTTGCCATATATGTGGCGTCGATCTTGCCATCTGTCTTGTTCAGTTCATCAAGCAACTGATGCATATAGGCTTGATCTACACCTATTAGTTGCTCCCTGAGAATCGTCTTGTCAGTCAAGTCAACTTGATTCAACTGAAACAACATCTTCAGAATTTGTCCTGCTGTGATTCGCCATCCTCTCGCGATGAATTTCCTGATACGAAATACGGAAGCAACAGGATACAGACTGCCGTTGTATACAAGGCTCCGAGACAATAGGCTTCGCATAGTTTCGTTGCTGATGTGCAGAGTATTGGTACTATAAACATAGTAGCCAGTACAATGCACGAAATCGTAATTAAGGTGCACCTGCTCAGGGTCTCCATAGAACCTCATGATTAGTTGAATTTTATCACTTAGTGTGATTGCATTCTCTGTCAGAAACAGTGGTCTATATTTGACCTTCTTGTCTTTCAGAAGATCAGTCAGTTCTTCTACAGCATCCGCAGCGTCTATAACAGCTGCTGTCTCATCAAGCGCCATTACCGAATTAATGAACTCGTCAGCATGCAACTCGGGCTGACCCTCGAAGTACTGGTAAGTTTCTTCAGTCTCACCAGCCATGCCACTCGATTGCATATAGATAATTACGCGTTCTTCCATTTCTCCTTTTATGTTTTTTCTGTTTTCTATTCTGACCTTTGGGTTGTACGCCTTGCTTGCTTCATGCTTCATTTCAGGATGAAGTGTATTGAAAGTATTCACGTAGTATTCTGCAACAGCTTTGGTTGTCTTCATTGACTTAAAGTAAATATCGTAATCATTTACTTTTTCATCGAGCAGCATAGAAGCAATACAACCACCGGTCACAAAGACATCCTGTTTAATAGCGTCCACCAAAACCTTATCAGTGATTGTCTCTAACCAACTATCCAGTTTCCTACGTATGAGTAATTTTATCGTATTATCTTTGAGGCCAGTCATAATCATCTCCCATATAAGTAATTTTAGTGCCTACGGTCGCTTGCAGAAATAGTGCATGCTTTAAGAGCTGATCATAATCTGTTCGGCCCATTGCCGAATCAAATATGAAAATCTCAGATGGCATTGTTCCAAATATTGAATGAAGATCGTAGACGTACTTATACAATCTACGATCTAGATTATGAATATTTAGAAACTCCTCATATTGAGACAGGAATCGTATCATAACAAATTTGTGCCGCATGCTCCTCTCCTTCGTATTTTGGTTTCTTGCCTCTACTTCCCGGTTGCCATGGTTTATGGCCATACTTTTCACGCATTCTTATAGTTTCTTTTGCTGAGCAGATAGGACATCTGGCAGTTGGTTTTGTCATTACATTCTTGCATTGAATGCAAAGCTTTCTGATTCTGCGAGAATAGTATTGCCTTTGATTCTTAGTAAGATCAGCAGCATCTCTTATCCAGCTTCTCTGAATCCATATTGGTATATCTTCCCATAACTCTTTCGAAGTGGGATAAGCACGCTTGTACAAATAATACGCTATTTCTGCTTTAGACACTTGCATTAGACACCTCGTTTTGATAGGCGAATTCACCGTGTAATTCTATAGCCGCTTTATTGTACGTTAGAGCTGCTTCTTCGGGCGTATTAAAGAAACCTAAGGATTTTCTCTTGTTCGCACCGATGTTTATCTGTGCGTTCCATTTTCGTGTGGCTTTGTGATAACATACACCTTTATAACCAGATGCATTATCTGCTCTAATAACATTATTGCAGACATTCTGCGAGCGCGTGGCTGGTCTTAAATTGTCTATATCATTATTCTCCTTATTTCTGTCTCTGTGATCTACTTCCAGATTAGTGTCACCACGGTGCATTTCATAAATAATCCGATGTACATAATATGTCTTATTCCGAATACGGATGGTAAGATATCCACCACAGTTACAACCTACGGCTTCGTTTTCGAAATATAACATACCATTATTGTACGTAAAATGTCTCAACCAAAAAGCTTGTCTGTAAGTCTGTGGTACGAGTAGGTCGTGTAATATCAGTGACATTCGCGCCAGTTATCTCCTATCTTAGCTGTACCGTCCATTATTGTTACTCCAAATAGTTTAGGACCATCTCTGAACGCTCGAACAGCTAATTCTGCGGCTCTCTCTGCGTGTTCTTCAGAAACCATAAAATCTATCTCGTCGTGATAATAGATCAACGGCCTATAAGAAATTCCTTCCTCTCTCATACTTTTTACAAACAACATTAACGCTGCAGAACAAGTTATTTTCTCCGCTGCCTGTAACAAGTATACAAGTAGTTTATGAAAAGAATCACAATAGATACGGTTACCAGCAAGACTTAGAATGTACCCATCACCATACGTCTTAGTTTTTCCATAGATATTCTCCAACTTTTTCTTAAGATCTGCAAATCCTGGTACAGCCTTTTCAAAGCCTGACTTGAACTTCTTTCCTTTTTTCTCGTCTAGAACACCAAAGATGTAAGCCCAGAGTTTCGGACCAGCTGCTCCAAATAAGAAGGCATAAAGTATCCGCTTAGCTGATGATCTTTTCTTCATTTTATAGTCCTCAGGTTTTACCCCAATTCCTTTAAGATAATCATCCCAACTAACCTTCATATTCTTCAATACCTCTTCAGCCTTTTCTGCATTAAATGTGTGGATGTCTTTATTAAGCAGGACATCGATGTATTCCTCATTTGCAAGATAATGTGCTAGACCGCGGGCTTGATTACCAGCACTATCAGCACCAATAAATTTCATTCCAAGTAATACACCGAATAATGCTCTTATTTCTGGTCCCCAATCTGAATCTATTCGTGGAATATTAGCAATAATAGCATGACGTGTTCTCATACTAGGTGTACCAATTGTCATTGAATCACCATGCAACATTCCATTCTCATCCACATTCTCTAACCAAGTCTTTAGGACGCCTAGCCGCGATTTAGCTGTAAGAAATTTCTTGTAGAGTTTACCATCTCCTCCCAAGAATTCTAGATCTTCCTCTATGATCTTTGGTGACGTTCTCTCACCCGTTTTCTTGCTCTTGTTCCACTCAGTTGGAACCCAACCATTTTTGTAGAGGAAAGATTTAACATCATCGGTTGAATCTAAACTCATCGGTTCAAAGGTTACTCTGCAATATTCACCCTTAACCATTCTATGACCAGGTTCGTTCAATAAATCATCTTCTTCTAATCCTGAGTAAGGGTCAATTCCGAACCAATTACAGGTATGATAATCATAACACCCATTTTTGAGCCACTTGGGCCGCTTTGGTTCAACTACACCCAACTTCTTATCGATAGCAACACATTTCATTCCTAATAATGGCATTAGCGCATCATAGGCTTCTTTCATAACAACTTCAAGTCTATCTTTAAGAATCAGTGCTTGTTCACGATTAAAGGGCCATCCAAGCATTTGAGCTTCTGTTTGCCATTCAGCCACATAGTGTTCAGCCTGGATATACGATTTAAGATTCGGAGCTTGGTCTGCTAAATTACGAAGCTCACTCATTAATTTGTTGAATATCTTTATGTTTAAGGTAACATCTTGTGTACAATAAATCAACATCTCTGGAGAATAGTGAGTCCAATCATGAAAATCACCTTTAGGGCAATCCAAAGCTAAACCCCATCTTTCCAGGCTATGTCCTTCATTACCATAACGTCTGTAATTCAGTATCTGACTCATAAGGAGTGTATCTACCACCTTACAAGTAAAGGGTACTCTGTATTGGAAGAGCTTCCATATAACTGCGAGGTCATATCCTATTATATTGTGGCCTATCACCATGTCAGCTTTATTGAATAACTCTTGCCAACCCATTTCCCCTTCCAAGAAATGTACTGTAGCACCTGTATCGAGATTGGTGGCTACAAGTACCCACATGCGTGACACCTTATCTAACAGATTATCACACTCAATATCGAACATGTAACGTGCCATCTAACGAATTCTCTCTCTTATCTTCTCGATAATTACCTCAAACATACTATCTTTGTATTCGGTACTCGCATACCTACGTTGTTCTTCCAAGAATTCGATTTCTTCTTCAGTAAAGTCTTCCAACATTTTCAACTCCTCATATTTAAGATTAAAGCATCCTGTGTCGTTCGTATTTGTATTTCAGGTATTCAAAGAACTCTCTTTCTTTCATTGTAGCCGGATGCGTCATCAGAAATTCTAAAACCTGTACAACACCCATCTCTCTGGCGATTTCATAAGCTTCCACCGGAATATCATAGTGCTTGAGATACATGTCACTAGCTTTAATCTTATCTGATGGAACAAAACGGCAAGGTTCATATTTGGTAAGACGAATCATATTATCACTCATCGCTTGCCCATTCTGGTTATTAATGCACCAGCCTTTCCTTTAGGAGGTCTATCATCTACCAATGTCCCGTGACAACCAGCATCAAGTACAATTGCAAGATCAGCCATAGCATGGGCAAGATGATGAATCTTACTATCACCAGCTCTCTCCTCTCCATCGGTATATGCAACAATATGCCTTTGAATCTTGTCCAAATATTTCATGAGCGGGATGCTACCCGTCCGCCAATTATATGGACCGTACTTTGCAGCACCGTCAGCCATTGCATCAGCACAGAGAATTAATGCTGTAGAAGGTACAAGTGTAGGTGCAGGTTTATTTCGATTGCACGCCCGCTCATTAGCTGATTGTTTCATACTCTCGGTAGGCATTGTGACTCGTTCACAAGTACCATCAGTATATCCACCTGACATAATTTATCCTTACTTCGTATTGCCACTTGGCATTAAAAGGGGCCACCATTACGGCAGCCCCTTTGAGTGTTCGGTTAGAAAGGTATATCGTCGTCAGGCATTTCGTAATCTGACGTTTCAGGCTCAATCGTCTCCATGTCGTCGCCTTCTTCGAAGTCGTCTTCACGAGCTCTTTGAACGTAAACAATGTGCTTAGTTACTTGGACACCCATAAGCACGGAAGCGATACTCTTCTTTCCAGAAGATGTATCAGTGTAGTCGTACTGGAATACTCGAACATTTCCGATCGAGCCGTTTCCAATACTATTAGGATCAAGCGGTTTCAATTTACTGTTGAGGCAATCGACAGGTGAAGCGGCTTCACCGTCTTTCTTGATACTTTTCTTGCGGAGATTGACGCGGTAGTATGGAGGTGAATCATCATCAGGAAGAATAGCTTTTACTTTAAGCCCTTTGTTTTCCCAATCCTTCTTAGTCTCCTTACTGGCCGTCCGAAGCTGTAGTTCCCACGTTGGGTTGTCTTTGTTAAACTTCTTACTGGGCCTCTTTGGGTCAAGCTTTGCAAACCAGAGTTCGCAGTTGTTAAGCAACGCCATTTACATCTCCTGTAAAACTTTCGGTAGTCCACGAAGTGGGTTAATCTAACGGCTTGCGTCTACCTATCTTGGCTGTCCTCATTGTAGGTTGGCAATGAAGATTCCTCTTCATTCGCCTTATATGTTTCGTAACCTACAGCGAGCCGGTGTGCTACCATTGCTGCGTTGTCTACAGGTACTGGTTTGTAACGTGTGATTATCTCAGGGACTCTGTCGACTTCCTTTACGTAATTCCAATTATTATTAAATGCCCAACCATTCAACTTATTTACATGCCAAATAAACGAACGAGCTCGTTGTCCAGTAAGATATGTTACTTCGCGATAATATGCGCCGAGCTTTTTTGTTTCAGCATATCTAGTACTAAAAATAAGATATGCATAATCTTGAAGTGTATCTAATTCAGGTTCTCGTACAACTTCATGCACTATATTCACAAAGTTCATGGAAGAGTCACTACGAATCAAATCGCCTTTCTCTGGAATCTTTCTTCGTTTGCTGTTGTCACGAATAAAGTGTCTGTTCATTCTGGAAACTCCTCTGGCGTTATACCGGTCATGATGAATTCTCTCTCACCAGGTGTTAGATGAGGCATAGCTCTTTGGATAAGTATGCCATATTTCCATTCATCTAACTGTTCTTCAGTGACATCAATTTCCATCGTGTTTACATGTCCCGAGAAAGGACTAGTCCTCGTTATTAACATCACCATCCTCCGGTGCTTTATAATAGTACGACTCAGGATTAGCTTCATACAATCCCACCAGGTTATCGATAATGGCCTTATTATTTACTGCAATCGGAATCTCCTGTATTTCTCTTACAATTTCCCAACCACTCCAGCCGTTCTTCTTTCGCCATAAGAACGTACGTACTCGATGCCCATTGAGATACTCTGTCCGATGACCATCGTAACACAGTTCTGGCGCTCCTTCTTCGAGATTGTAAGACCACACAAAGATCTCATCAGTCTCAGGATTTATTCGTGCAGTATGAATGGTAGCATAGCGAACACTATGAATGCGATAATCATCGTTATCAGGTACAGCTTCAACCTTTACCACGAGATTAACAAAATTAGGTGATTGACTATTATTCTTTATCAGATCACCCACTTCAGGAACTATTTTGAATCTTCGAATGAAATTGTTATGATTCATATTCACCTCTTTGGTTGGAGATTCGTGACATCTCCCAGAGCGCTGTCTCTTCTAGAGCAGTAATAGTAATCGTTTATTCCAGGTATTTATTCCTCACGAAAGAGACAGCACTCCAGGCATTACTCCACTGCATCAATAACGCCAGCAGTGATCTTACAAAAGCACGTGTAACAATAACGGATATGTTTCCATTCATAGGTATTCGTCATTGCACACAGTTTACTGCATTTAGCGCAGTAGATATGCATGAGTGGGATGCCTAAGAATGATCTCACCGTCTTCGTTACACATGTTTGCCATGAGCTTCCTTATATTTAATATTTAGTTTACATATAGTGCACTGCGCCGTGTATCTCCAGTACTTGTCACGATATTTTGTGATAACCCATTTGTGTATAGTATGCACTTGTAGTTGCTTACAGCGTGTGCAGAATATGTCCATTACCTCCTCACGAGAAACAGTACTCAGAGTCAAGTACTGAGGTTATGTCGAGTTTTCCAAGTTCCACTGCAGATAGATCCCCGTTGATATCGAATAGAATCGATGTAAGTGGATCAGTAGAATACAGTTGAACAAAAGTCTCTCTGACGAGTTTGTAGAGTACCGGCATATCTGCCAGTAGGCATCCGAATGAATCGTGAATCGTTGTCACATCGAATGGTGCCTGATCGCACGTTATTGTGAGATGAGCGGCATCCAAACTATGTATTGCATTAGGACTGGCTCCTTGAGATTGTTTTCTCTTAGAAGGCACTACATCCTCAATGAAACATACAGCTAGTTGCAGTGTATTGGTGTAATAGTGATTTGGAAGTCTACAACCTTCCGGCGGTCCATATTGTACCCAAATCTTTTTGACGGTGCCTTCAGTATAATTTTGAACGACCGGGAAATGCGTGAGGGGGACTGTCCACGATAAGAATCTACCTTCTGCCTCGGCCTTCTTACCGGCGTCTTCAAAAATCTTGAGCAGACGCATAGGTCGTTCGAGAGACGTTCTGCAATCTTCATAGATTTCTCTACCAAGAAAGGCACCCCATTTGTGCTCAAGGTAGAGTAATAGTGTAATTCCGTGCTTACGAGCATCATCTATCTGTTGTTGCCCCAATCCATAAGCTGTACCTCCATCGTGTTGTTCAGCACACTTCGTTACTGTGTACTCTGTCGATAATTCAAATTAGAGAATTGCAAATTCACCGTACAATTCTCTCGTTTTCGCGATGACTTTTTCATTAGCTGCTTCAGCTGTATCAAATAACCCTAAATATAACTTAACGCCATTATAGCCCAGTCTTGCTTGAAATTTACCATTAGGTGTTTTCAGAACACCTTTAAAACCGCTTGTATTATTCTTAGGTATTCTGGCATTTATTTGATTCTGATTTTGAGTACATATTCTCAAATTCTCTATTCGATTATTATACGGATTTCTATCAATATGATCTATTTGAGTATCTTTCGATATTGCACCATAATGCATCTCCCAAATAATCCTGTGCAACATATATGTTCTGCCTTGATGTTCAAATTGAACATAACCACAACTATTCTCAGAACCTACATGTTTGTGTTGATTATTACTGTGTAACCTAATCAATTCACCATCTTCATATTCGAAATATTCAAACCAATTCAATGTTAACTCCTCATTTGAATTATTGACAGCTGCATATCACTATGCAGACCAGACTATATCATCACCTAACGGTGTCGGGCGCTTCGAGAGGACTACCTCCCTACATAATAGTCGTTGCACCTTCAGACGCATTTCCGCGTAAGCTTGGCTCAGGATTGTCCACGGTGAATGGATGTTCCCTGAATTCACCCGATTTTACTTCCGCCTAGTTAACGGAAGTGTCATAACATTTCTCTTGCAAATCTTTCTTCTTTCTTTTGGATCAGTTACACGTAGCCAGTAAACAACACAAGCCTTGTCTTGAAGGAAGATATTTAAATTCTTTTCCTTTTGGATTTTATCAATCAGACATTTGCGTTCTTCACTCTGCGGCTCAGCTTCATATATCTGCCGTTTAAGGTCAATTATATTATCGATGAATGTCTCACAAAGTTCTCTTTCGAATGGTGCCATGTCATTATAGGCTTTTTCAAGTCGCGCCCAAACGTGATCTGCAATATACTTATACAGATCACCTGGTAAATCTGATGGTACTAGATTTACATGCGGGGCTGTTACTTCATCACGAGTCAATGCTGATAAGTGTTGTGAGCCATTATTACTACCGTCAATGTAGACTTCTAGATGCGACTCATAATTATAGTTACTATAATCTGGACCACTACCATCAAATGTAAAATTTGTTTGCCATTCCCTTAGCTTTCTTAGCTCAATACATGCAGCTAAGAATTGCCAAGGCTTGTCAGCTTGCATCCAGTTTTGATACTCTTTTGGGTTTGATGCATAGTCCAAGAATATATCTTCATTGTCTAGGACCCATTGGAATCTGTCTTTGAGCGGTATTTTGTCAGTTTTAGCTCCATCTCGCCTTCCACAAGAACCTCCCCAGTTTGACGCGATTGACACACAAAGCCAAAAGAAACCTTCTCTACCAATGGCTTTACTGTCACTACGTAGCAAGAGTCCCCTTGCAAGATCACTTCCTTGCTCATGAAGGTAGGCCGTGGCAGGATAGATTCGTCCCCTAAAGTCGAAATAATAAAGGTGGAAGAACGTTTTGTCAATAAATCTTTTAGCAATGTCTCCAATTGCTTTAGCCTCCCTGAGTTTAGTCACTTTCGCTTCTGGGTTCTGTTGTTCCCAGATTTCAGCGAATGCTTCAGTCTTTTCTTTAAGTGCCCATACATGTACATGATATAACTCTGCATTAACCGTCCAACCAACCTCGAGCTTTCGATTAATTACATTAAACAAGATAGGATGTGTAGCAGGTGTTATTTTATCTAACACATCCTTATTACCTGTCTTTACAAGCGATAATCCTGTTTCCTTATGACGTGTCGATACCCATGGAGCATACGGTTTCTCGGAAGGCAACTTTTCAATTAATCGTACTGGTAGTGAATTCCATAATAGGCATATTGCAGGATCATCATTAATCTTAAGGATATACGAACCGTGTCCATTGGATCCTTTTCCTAGCACTATCTGAACCATACCTGCCTGTTCAAAAGTGTACAATAAGAAAGCACCCGCTTTAATAGCTAAAGCTGAATCTCTTTTGAGTTTATATTTATTACGGATACTATGACCGATTGCTGAAGCTACCTCGGTTAGATAAACACTTTTATTAGTCCCTCTTTTCATACGTGTGTATAAGTAGAGAGTTGCGATTACTACGGGAAAGTACTCGTCGATATTCAGCTTGTTAAGAAATTTTATGGGATTATGTGCTGAGACTTCATCACTTAATCTCCGAATTACATTTCTCTTCAAGCGGTTGATCATAATTTCTTCCCCAAGTCGCCTACTACTTTTAAAAGCGCTAATATAATCATTATACAGATCATAAGCGCCTCTGAAAGGTATAAACGACAGCTGTTAAAACAATTACATTTATGAGTGGAAAGGGTGATAAAGAAAGTACTACAAATATACCACACACATGAAATAGCCTCAAATCCAATTCACCTCCTTTATAATGAATTTTCATGTGTGTTTGCTACGTCGTTTTAGTTTACACTCTTTTTGTCAGTGACTGGTTGAGAGTTAACCGTCGTCCCTAGCCAAGTTTAAAGTCACCATTAATATCTGCCCATTTTCTAAGCACCTTTCGAAGTTCCTTTCCAGTAGTCGTTTGATCCGAGCCTGCTGCATACCATCTCACTGCCGCATCCATCACCTCCTCTTGCATTTTGATTTGTTGTTCCAGTCTTGTCATCCATGCTTCTAAGAATTGAATGCAATACTGGTCTTGCTTTCTGAGGGCCTTCTCGAGGGCATTCATTTAATACCTCCCAGAAACTCACAAACTTTGTTATCAATATCAATAAGCAATTGTCTGGTTTCTGAACCAACTATCACTCTTCCAAAACGAGCGATAATCTCTTGAAACATTTCGATCTCTCGTTTACCTTCTAGTTTAAGTTGAAAAATAGGTTGTCCATATTCACCTGATGCAATCATTTTACAAAGCCTCCTATTATTCTTTCGGTTGTAGTATAACCTTCATAATTCATCTGTTCCAGACGTCTATCAGCAAGTCTTGCAAATTGCTGAGCAGTCTCAAATTGATCGATATTCTGACAACTTTCAAATACTCTGTTAGTCTTTGCAATAATTTCTGCTGGAGTTTCGATTTTAACTGGCTTCTTTAAAATTATCTCTACTTTCTCATTCATGACGATCTCCTTTAGATTGTTAGTTAAAGAAAAAAAAAATAAGATTTTGCCGCTAACCCCTCGGAAGCTCAGCAAGAATATAGTCTTAGGTTACCAGAGAAATATCTCTGATAGTCTAAAACCATATCCTTGCTGAGCCTCCAAGAGGTTAGCGGCGATATGTACAGAAGGACTGTTATCTAAGTACCTCGTCCCAAGGCCCCGGATACTTACAAGAGGTTCGGATATCTCTTGTCCCATGATTTATACTCCCAGGCAGAGTTTTGCTTAATTATTTTACTTGCCTTAGCTAGCAAGCCTACTGTCCCGGAACTTGGCCGGGGACCTTGATTCTATCGCCCATCTGTAGCCCATGTTATGCTGTCGCCTTGTGCCAGAACCGACTGAGCCAGTTGTTACCTACAGGAACGGTCGGTCGGCTTGCATTGTACTCAGCCCACTTTTCCTTACCGGCAGCAATGGCTTCTTTACTCTTCCGAATGGATGCGTTCATTGCTTTGAACGAACCGTAGAGAATGGTCCCCATAGCGATTGCCACGAGAACAGCCAGAACCAACAACCCGACGGGCGAGTACACAAATAGTGCCAGCAGAGCTACGACTGCGAACACTTTGGAGAAGAGAAGAACGGGGATCATGTAGGGAACCAACAGCATCTTGCCGATAAGACCAAGAGCGTTAGCGGTGAGAGAGATCAAATGTGCCCACAAGCTGCCGAGTACTGCTATGATGGCGGAAATAAGAGTTGTCATGACTTAGGTCTCCTTAGTAGTAGTTAGTTGCGTTAAGAAACGATAGGAACGAGTTCAGGTTCAGCCATCTGGATGCGATAGCTGTAGAACAGGAAGGTTCCGGCGATGGCACAGATAACCAGCTTGACACTAACGTAGAAAATCAGATAGGTCGCTGCCGATACATTAGCTGCCATAGCTATCGCAAGAATCGCGAGGGAAAGAAGGATCAGTGTCCAGGTTTTCATAACGGTCTCCTTTAAAGGTTATGATGGGGTACCTTCATAAGAGGTACCCCATCGATTAACAATACACAGCAGTCTTGACGCAGCTTGCCCACGCCCATCCGGGAATCACGTACACATATACTCGAGTTTTAAAGTCCCCCAGCTAGGACTAGACCGCTATAGGATTATAAGTCCCTCAGCTAGGACCCTACTATCTAATTGGATAGGTCACTTCCCCAATTAGTTAGGCATTTAATCCCGGAAATGCACCCGGTAGTCGCTTACGCGGACTCTTGCGCTTTGAGTGTAAGCTCAAAGGATGCTATATACTTCCTCACATATTACCAACAACCATTGCTTACACAATAGCGGACTAATGACCCACTTGGGTCTGGTTGCACTGCGGCTTGTTTTATGTCTCTAGCCTTGACACGATTGCTCAGTTTAAAGTCGAGAGCTAGACTTGGTAACTACGCGAAACAACGATCGATAAATCTGTAGAGTCTTCGCATCGATCGAATCACGTATGCAGCACCCTGGAAAACAAGGGCTTCTACCAAAGCTACGAGGAACTTAACACAATCAACTAATGCTTTAAATAAACCAGTTATCAATCCCAGTGCGAAGGCCGCACAAACCATAACCGTTGCCAACCAGGTGAAGAAGAAAAGTCCAGCCAAAGTCTTGAGCGTTTTCATGACGGTCTCCTTTTTACTCGTTAGATAAAGGAATATTCCTTTTATCATATAAGATACCTGATTCTGCGCAAACTTTAATCGGTGGAAGTTTCAGAAAAGCCGCAATAGCAATTACTATCGAGGGGTCTTTGCACATCATATCTTGAATCTGTCTTCGACGTTTCTTGAGGTCTTCCATGACAGCCCCTACTGCATTACGGTTGAGGTTGAACACTTAGCAAGCATGATTTCCTTTGCACTATTCATAATATAATTCTCCCACGCTTCTGCCGTGGCAACTAAAAGTTCTTCCGTCTTTTCGGAAAGCTCAATCTTACCATTTGCATCTTCTTCAGGCAATGTTGCAATCAAACTACTCTGCATAGCCAGTATTCCAATATCAAAATCCTTTTGAAGACCAATAATTAATAAATTAAAGGCCATCAGTTCCACCACTCGTGCTTTGGCGATTTTCATTTCGATCTCCTTATCCACTGTTCGATGTATTCCCCGAAGTATGCGAGGACCATTAGCACTACAAATACTGTTGTTAGGATGACTAAACCTGTGTACATTATATCACCTCCTTTACTTTTTGATTGCTATAATGTGATAATCGTGTGTACCGTCCCAATTGAGTGGATTAGGGACATCATAGATAATAGTGTAATCTTTATACAATATCTGGAAAAATTTGTCCGTAGTACAACAGCCATACATCTCTCCAGAGTACGCAAGAACACTACCGTGTGCCTGTTGCTTAAGCACTTCTTCTGCCCACTGACCACCGTAACAAGGCCACACCATTCTGACTGATCTACCTTTGTACTTCTTCAATGCCTCAAAAGCATCGAGTTCTTCTACATCATAAACATGAGTGAAACCGTAAGTGTTGCTGGCATTTGGGCGAGCATCAGTAGCAATGATATCAACTCCATTATCCCGGAGGACTTTCTCTTGCCAACCAGTGCCTGCACCAACTGATACCCACTGCTTATTCAAAGACTTGATTTGCTGAACCAGCTTGTAGTCTAAAAAACTGAAACCAAATTCTTGAATAAAACGGCTTCTGTTGTTGTACTCAAACCGATAGTTAAGCACCTGCAGCATTTCAGCCAATGGCAGATTATTGATAGTTTTCTCTCCAGTTACAAGTTGTCTGTGAATTTCGTTAAGCATTACGATCTCCTTTCATAGATAGGTTCGTAGCAAATTACGGTACCTTGAAAGTACTTCTGAAATGAATCGATACTATACATCTCACGTCTTGTGCAGGGATACTTCTTGTAGCTATCCGAAAAGTTAGGTTTAACAATAACATAGAATTCTTCATCCAAGTCTAAGCTGTTAACATTAAACTTTCTGGCCACGATTAGGCTCCTTTAATCAGCGAGTATTAGTGCTTTACACACTTCGTAATTTATAGCTGTTGTATTTCTTACGAACCAAACACCTTGATTATTCTGATGCAACCAAACACCCTGTTCACCTGTGTAACCTCCATAACCATTTTTAGCATTTACTGTAATACAGGCATCTTGACCTTGTATTGCAATGGGACCAAATTTGGCAGATTCAGGATCTCGTAAGGTTGATAACACTGTCTGTTTAATAATTTTCGTTGGAGAGTTAAACTGCTTTATGAGCATTACACCTGCAAAACTCAGTACAGTGATACTAAAAACAATGATAAACATTTTCATGATGGTCTCCTTATTTAAGTTGGTCAAGACGCTGCTGTGTGTAAATCATAATCGTATAATGCGGAATATTCCACGAATCCTTCCAAACTTGCTCGTAACCATACTGCGTGAAGAGCCATTCAGCACGTTTGTAACCAATTGCTTTTTCGACGTTTTCCATGACGGTCTCCTTTCAATAGTATGACAGAGAGCCTATTCTCTCTTTCATATAAGATACCAAAATATACGCATTTTTATCCCTCCTATTAAGGAGGGATTAGATGATACTCTTATACTCTTAGTATTAGGTAGGGATAGTACTAAGATACTACAGTAGTAGGTATTAGTATTATATACATTCAACGGGGACAGTTTAAGGGTTAATTTAACGGGTTGTCACGATGCCAAATTGTGTACTTTAGGCTAATCAAAAAGAGTAACGAGAACGCAACTCCAGGCGCCCCGCTCAGCCGTCGGGGGAAACCGACTGAGGGGGCAGTCATGGGGTGGCCGCAGTTGGCCCTTAGGTCTGCACAGACGGCTGCAGGTTGGGCCTTTCTGCTGCTTTCCTGGCAGATATCTCGTACGGATTGTTTTGATATCCTTTAGTCAAATTGTAATAAAAATATTTAACAACGAACTTAATCCAACCTTCTTCTTTGAACTGTCTCTTATGTTCTTCCTCATGCGCACGCCAATCGTCGGACACTATTGGTGTGGAATAAAGTGTACATGTAGAAGAGATTGTTATTGCATAGTCAGAATACTTATTTATTTTAGCTAAAAGCTTAGCTGTTCTGCTGTTATACTTGTCCATATTGTCTCCTTAACCACAGTGATATGTACAGGGTAATAAATAGACGTCATCATCGTTTTCTTCCCAAATTATTGCTGTACGTGCTTTTGCTACGGTATAGTTATGGAGAATATCGTCATCTTGTTTCATACCCTTACCAGGACGCGCTGAAGAACATATATAATCACCGGCTTCGATATTACCGCCGTCTTTGCAAACAGCTACCATTCCTTCACCTACTGCATTAAAGCATACATGGGCGTATGTAAGACTGTAATCCTCTGTCCATGGATAACAGAGACCTGCAATTGGCATCTCTGGACTTAAATCTCTTTTAGTTAGAAATACACCTACTACACTTTTCTGCTTTATATTACAACTTAATTCCACCAAGCTTAATGTATTGCTTATATCTGTGTAGCTTAATGTCATAATATCTACTATAATATCTCCTGGCTGAGCTTCAAATTCATGTAATACCAAGCCATCATGCGATCCAGTAAAAGGTCCGTAAGTACCGCTACGAACACCTCCCGTCATTCCAAAATTTAATGAACTATTACTACCTACCCAACTTCTTCCTGTTATAATTGAACTTACCGCATAAAAGTCATAATAGTTTTGACCGCATCCTCTAACACCAATACCGTATAAACTCTCGCCATAAACACCTACTGAACCTGAATTATAATAGTCTGCAAAACCACCGATAGCTATTCCCACACCCGAAGTCGCGGCTTTAGCAAAGATTGTCGATAACGCTTGAATATCACCGCCATATACACCATTTAAGGGTGTACCTATAAATGCTTTAGTAACTGTACCCTCTTTAAAACGCATCCTATTTTCCCTAACGCCGCCTGTTGATTCACCAATGATCATATTATCACCAGTAGTACCTTTGGCGCCAGTCTGATAAGAGTTACCATAGAAGTTACATGTAGCTATCTCTTTATCATTAATTAACGTCGTTAGAATATCTTTATAAGGTCCTACTAAATCTGAAGAACCAGGTATTCCTCTTTCACCTTTTTCGCCTGATACTCTAAATTCATCGCCCCATGAGCCATCGGAACTTTTGAATTTCATCCATAAATAGTAGCCTTGTGGCACAGCAGGCACACCGGTACCAAAGCCTTCAGTTGAACGCCATAATGCACCTAATGCATAATAAGCTGTCTGACTAGTACCCGGAGAACCGTAACCTGTAGGTCCTGTAATTTTGACAGGTTGGCCCCAAGTTGTTACAATGTTAGTCATTCCATTAGCAATACCTTTACTCATCCATACAGGGAGTGTCCAACTTGCACTTGGAACATCATACCACAATGAGGGTAAAGCTGCAGTTGTCGTAGCTGTATAATCAGGAGGAGAATTACCAGTAGCGAAGATAAATGAAGTATAGTCACCAGTTTGAGAACCCATTATAGACCAATATACATTTAATACACCAACGCTTGTAGGTGGTTGTTCGGTATGTGATTGATGCGCGATAAGACAAATAAGGGTCTGCCCATTATATGTTACAATATTTCCCTTATTGTAATATATATGACCACCATCCCAACTACCTCTAGCTATCGTTATATCACCTACGACCGTACCTGTATCAATATTTTCCCAAGATATTTGTGCACCACCAGCCAGTACAAGTTGTAGTCCTACTGTTAAAGTTTGAACACCTAAGGCTAAGGCAGAAATGGAACCATTGACAAATAGATCACCATTTATCCCTATTCCCATAGGCTGTACCTTCTTACCGTTTACAAGAATCTCAGGACCAATAGGACCGGATAGAAAGATAGGCTTTTGATTAATACCATCTTGAATTTTAAATTTATTAGCTTGTACTACAACACTGCCTGAATCTTTAACATCAGGATTATCCCAAGATATGGTTAGACCTACCTTCTCACCATTAGTATTAGACAGACCTAAGCCTATTAATTTATCTGTAAATGTCTTATCAAAAGCCTCAGCAAAAGATTTCTTACCATCTAGGTAATCTTGGACTATTTGTGAATCAGTTTGATTAATTATCATCGCTTCAAGAACTGCTTTCGGGTCATTCTTAGTTATACCTGCTAAACCTATGCTGCTTTCAGAAGGTACCCACTCTGAAAAGCCGCCAAAGATATCTACAGTTCTTGCCCAATAATAACGAACATCCACGACATTAAGATTTGCTGTTTCATAAGTATCACCAGTAACTGAAACTGTAAGTCCATCTTCAAATTTAGGTGTACTCGAAACACGAAGCCGTACTGAAAAGAAAACTTCATCAAATGGGTTCAACGAAACTTTAGAACTTATTGCTCGTGTTTTCGCTGTCATAAAAATATTATAAGGTTTACTTACAGGCGCCAAATAAAAACCTGCCTCAGCAGCAATAACGCTCTCTATACCTTCTGCCGTAGATGCTTTAATGCTATAAGTCCATTGACCTGTACTTGTTATATCAGGCATTATTTTTGTTATACCATTAGCGATAAACTCGTCTGCAGTGAAATCCCAGTCTTTTGCTGCACAGATCTTGATATGATAATGTGACACATGATCATTTACATTGTTAGCAGTCCAACCTAAAGACACACCCTTTCCACTTATGGCGTCTCTGTGTACATGAAAGCCAGTTACAGTCGCAGGGTGCAAATCACCTAAGGTTACGAGATTTCTTTCACTAATAAGCCATTCTGAAGTTTCATTATTTATATTTTCAGCTTGTATGGCTATTGAATGATTGCCTTTAGTAAGACCTGTAAAATCATATGTTTTCGCGGTAGTGGTACCTACTATTGCTCCGTCACAACTCAGATTATAAGTTATGGTTCCAGGGCCAATATAGTTCCAAGTTGCTCTCAATATACCTGTAATTCCAATTTCAACGACAACAAGATCTGTTGGAGCAGCTATTCGTACAACCGTACTTCCTCGAACCCAAGCCCAATTAAGCATAGGTGTTCTACGACCATCAGGTGTTACTGTGGAAACAAAATAAGTATATTCATCAGTTAATCCTATTATCTTAAAAGAACAAGACGTGCTCATATCTCCAGAATAGGAACCTCCTGGAGACGAACCTAGAAACGTCAGAGGCGTGTTGGCATCTACCTTTTCACGTATTAGTTTCGTATAGAATATTTCATAACGATCAATGCATACTTCCGATTTATTATCATCTCCGTCGTCACTAGGAGGATTCCATACGAGTGAATAATCTGAATTTAGAGTATCGTTTATAGGATTAGCAATAAACTTCAAATTTCGAACTTCACGGTTCATAAGACCTGTAGTCTCATACATCATATCTTCAAGTACGTGATCATCTATATTCCATGCGAAGAGATCGGGTCTGAATATACTAGTCGTAAAATTAAGTTTACCGCCTGTTTCTCCATCTACTTTTGTTATCTTCATTGTAATAGGTGTCGGCCAACCTATTTTAAATGTCTCACTGGAGAACTCGATAAGATCGCCTGGTTCTAGGAAGTAATATTTACCAGCAGTACTAAAAGTATATGACAATAAGTTTCTTGAGAATCTAACCTTCTGCTCAGCCAAAGCTCTAGCATGCTGCTTTAAAGTTACACCATCAGCGAAGAAATCATCTTCTAGAAGAATATCACAATCTTGTGCTAAATAAGCTTTATAGACAGTTGCATTACCTTCTCTATCTGGCCAAAAAGCTGTATCTTCCATGAAGTTCATATCTTCATTAAGAAAACGTACGGTAGCGTAATTTAGCTTGTTATCTATATTTGGCCAAGTAGTTGTTACTTGAGTATCTAGAAGCAGATCTGAATCTGTTATCAGAGCAACAGCAGCTTTAGTCCATCGGCTAGATGTTAGCGAAGGCAAAGAAGTCTCGTTATCAAAAAGAGATTTATAGACAACACCACCAATATCACCTTTTATTTGTACTAGAGAATATTTCTTAAAAGTGTGATTCTTAGTTGTATCATATATCTCAGGACATACTAACTTAATTTTATATTGTCCGTTAGACCATATCAAATCTACGCATGATCCCATACAAGAGAGTATTTTATTAATATTAGATCTATGCGTGTCTTTCGATGATAGCACAAGATTGGTTTCGAATAAATGAATCACTCTATCCACAGACTTATAAGACCAGAAAGAACCTGAAGATATGTTAGTTGTTTGTATTATTCTCTCTGCTATGCTTATTGCTTCTTCAAAGGAAACAAGATCTAAATCGTTAGGTGAAATGGATACACCGAAAGTAGTATTAATCAGATACTCTAAAAGTACTCTTATAGCATTATTTGAATACATTCCATCAGTTGCTCGAATGAGCCTTCCATTCGTTATATTACTCAGATTATTTCCTTCAACATAATACTTAACCTCAGGTATACCGCTAAATTGTGGATCTTCTCTATTAAGACCGAAGAATTGAGTAGCATATGCACAACCTGAGAATCTTGAATCACTTCTTGTAGCATCGTTTTTAGTCATTAAGGCATTAGCATTACCGCCTTTCTTATGTACTTGTAGCATCAGACCACTGAAAGACATCGGATTAGGCCATACTCCTCCGCCTACATTATAAAGATCCGAATTGTAGTTCTGATCATTGACGTCAGCCGTGATTACATCATTAAGTGTGCCTTGCGTTAGTATTGTTTGAGTAAACAAATAAGCCTTTTTCCAACCCCAATGGTCTCCATAATAAGCGTTATTAAGGCTTGTGTCATAAGCTGCCGGATATTCCATTTTCAATTCAGGCAAATTTGGTGGAGCAAGAGCTGTATCGTTTCCATTACTATCTACTTGTGGAAAACAATAAAGAAAATTTATACCTGATTGAACAGCTGGACCGCTCCAAGTATTTGTCGCAGAATTGTATTTCCAACAAGGTCTCTTAGGTGGAATTGTTGTAGTTATAGGTTCCCAAGCACCACTAAGCCAAGTTGGATCAGAATGTCTTAATCTCCAACAACTCCCAGTTTCTTTAGGTATCATTACCACTAATTCTGGCAATACTGGCGTTTTAGGTACACTGTAATAATTACTCACAACAGCATTATGAACTCGTATGCCTCCTATTTTGTTTCTACCGAATACTATTGGTACTGGTTCAGAACTACCTTCTACAACAAATTGAAAACCTTTTGCTCTATCTGCATTAGCGTCGGCATCTGCTTTCGCATTCTTGGCTTTACGCGCGGCATCCATACTAGATGCTATTGAATATGCTGTTGAGGCTATCGAGATTATAATTGCAAACATTGCCAAACTTGACATAAATTTCTCCTATACTAGGGATCTTCCCCATCTTATTTCTTGAATCTTTCCTGCCAGAGACACATTATCAAAAGATGTGTCATAATAGTTTGGAACGCCATTAGTATTTGGAACCCTCCGTTGCAGCATATCTGCAGTAGCATAGAAGTTATTAGAAGCGTCTAGAACACCCAATGGTGATGTTAAACGTATTTCTAGAATGATACCAGTCTCTTCAGATACAATATATTGTGCACTATCTACTATACCTGAGTATATGTTGATTACATGTCTGTCCTCAGCTATAGGATAATCTTTAAGCACAGTTGTAGTTACATTTCCTGTTTGGCCATTTATAGAAGTGACAGGTGTAATATCAAAGGGCGCTATAAAACCTAGTGAAATCTTGGCTCTGGCTGATCCACACGCGTTAGTTATATACGGTCTAATTTCATACAATGGATCAGAAATCTTCAAAGTATATGTATCTTTCGTTAATGAATTGCCTAATTTAGGCGGTTCCAATGTTACTAAACCGTGATCCGGTACATAAGTATTTCCAAAAACAAAGATATTTCCGGGCAGTGTTGTCCAACGATAAGTATTTGGATTTAACGCGACACTATTAGGTGCTACAGGATGACCGTTGAAAGCTAATTCTACAATGAGAAATGGATTATAAAAATCACTCGCCATTATATAACTAACTAAGTTGCTTATTACTCTCATATATGCTCCCATTTTTGATTGTCTGTGGATTTGAATCACCACCCAAGAGGAATCGATGTCCTCCTATTATCCACTCATCCTCAAACTCTTCCACACTCATGGCATCTGTTCTATGTAACGTCATAAATGTAACATCCGTCAATGTTAAAGATGCTCTTTGCATACCTGGTGGTGTTATTAACATCTTGTAAGCTTCTACTAGTATTACACCATTTTTTGTTAAGTTTTGCATCTTACCTTCAGCTAGGATAGCAACTGTTTCTTTCTTATGGATCGCACCAATTACTAGAGCACCCTTCTTAACTCTTGCTTCACGTATATAAAGACCGTTAGAAAAGGTATGCGTGTATTTAGGCTCAGATATAGGAAACCCTTTTGTTTGATCAATCATTTTTTCCATACAAGAGTAGAAATCCGAATCTACCATTTCACTTGATTTTATAGTTTGTAATTTCATAATGCCTCTATGAATTTTACACCAGATATATTTGAAAGAATACCGTCTTCATAATTGATACCTATTCTAGTACCTGTATCATAATATGCTGCCATCGTAACTGCCGAACCTAATTTAATTGTAACTGTTGTATCGATAGCGCTTACTAGCCCTGGATGGATTTTAATTAAACCTGTCGCAATTTCTTTTACCATATAGACTTTAGAATGATTTGAAAAGTTTATAAATGATCCTACTGGAATACTTGCTAACGTACTTATTGATGTACTGGAGATAGCCGCAATTCCAGTTACAGCTGCTGATAATATTACAGGAAATGCAAGTTCAGGAGGTTGCGGCATTCTGATATAAATCACATTAGCATTTCCATTTACAACGCTATGTACAAGATACTGCATAGATGGATCTAATCGTGATACAGATGCTTCTATCTCCCAACGTTGTGGAATAGATCGATACGTCCTCCGTTTAAGATTTACAGTATCTGTATAGAACACCGGTTGGTTACTTGTTACACTTAGTGGTGCTGAGAAAGTATACTGCAAATCACTGTCAGCGCCACTATTAGTGATGCTATTTTTCAATACTCCATATAAAGCCATTTTTAGCTCCTTATGCCCCTAGGGATTATAGATTACCATATACGGGGCTGTTGAGGGTTAGTATGCGTGTTCCTTGTTATACATATTGACGCCTGAAGATATATTAGGAATCATCTTCATTATTTCAGAACGAGTTTGACGGCTGATATCACCAGTAACATTGATATTAATCGTAGACTGATTAGAAGCAGTAGTAGCGCCTTTAGTTAATGAAGAATTATTTAAAGGCATATCTAGTGTTCCTGCAAGACCACCTGCGGCGAATTTAGTACCCGAATTAATCCGAGTTAATAATCCAATATTTTTCGCTGTAGCTCCAGCATTCACTACAAATTCACCATTAGATAATCTGGCAAGAATTGAGTCAGAGGTGCCTGTACCTGGTCCCGAAAGAAGACCACCTTCAGCTGCACCAACTCTAGCTGAAGTTGTTGGACCCATAAAACCTTGTCCAACTTTACTACTACCACTACTCGCACTACTACTATTAGCAGCGTTAACTCCAGCCCCTACAACACTAACTACAGCCCCCGCAATAGCTAGCCCAGCTGCAATCCAATCCATTTTACCACCACTCATACCGCCAGCAAGAGCTGCAACAATCATTCCTGCACCAGCTAAATATGTTAAATTAGATTTATTAAACAAATCACCCATTGTAGAGGTTTGATTAATAGTGGCTTGTAGATTTGATTTATCAACAATGGGAGCAGGAGTTCCAAAAGGATCTGAATTAGTAGCATTACCAAGTGTAATTCCACCACTCGATAAAGTATCTAATTGAGGTGCAAAAGTACCATCAGATCCAGGTAAAGGTGCGCTTGTACCTGATAACCCTGTACCTCGTTCTCCTGGTTTACTTAAATCAAACTTCATTCCGAAATTACTTACCGCAAGACTAAAGCGATCTACGCATGTTCCAAAGAAGGTTGTACTAGGCATCATTGTCATGTCTACTGCTGCATTACCAGGAGTAGCTAATATACCACCTAAACCTGCACCAGTCTTACTTACACTCTCACCTAGACCTTTCATCATCTTGCCCATAAATCCATTTGGACCTGTTATTGGTTCCATAAGACCATCTATAAACGTAGAATTCATTTGATCCATAAAATTGTTGCTAACACCTTTTGCAAAACCAGACCAATCGCCTGTCTTCATAGCGTTTAACATACCTGTCTTAAAATTACTATGAAAATTAGAACTGAAAGCTTCACCGGCTTTATTTGCAAAAGATGCATCCTTCATCTTATCGATCGTATCATAGAATTCTCTAAGTTTAACATTCATGATCGCTTTATTTTCAGCTGAAGCAGATGCAGCAGCTATTTCATATTCTTTAATCTGTTCTAAATAATTATTAAACATCTTCAGATACTTGTCATTCATCTCGTTTAATTGAGACATATCTATGGACAGCCCTAAAGCTTGAACTTTAAGCTGTACTGCTTTACGCGAAGATGCACCACGTCTGTCAATGTCAGAAAATGTAGTTCCAAGATTCTGGAAGTTCTGAATATTACTATTAAGTCCACCAGTAGCGAATCCTGCTATTTCTCCTTTGTTAATAGCATGCAAAAGATCACGATAACGTGATGTAGACTTAGCATTGACAACGAATTCACCATTCGAGAGCATTGCAGGTATTGAGTCAGAAGTGCCCGTTCCTGGGCCACTAAGTACCCCACCTGTGGCCTTTTTCTGCGGTTGGAACCCCTGCCATGCCGCAACGCTCAGCGACCCCAGAATGGCGGCTATCTTTACGTACGGGTTGGGAATTTTAGAGATAAGAGTAGCTGATCCTCCTCCAGCCACTGCAGCTATCAATTCTTTATTAATGATATCGACAGTCTTGCTAAAGGCTACAAAGGCCGAATTTAAAACAGAATACGGATTATCTGTGGAAGCAACTATTTCTTCAGCAGCGTTACCTGTGCCTGTAAGATTTAGGTTATTACGAACAAAGGTATCTGCACCTAATCCACCGGCGACACCTGTTGCAATATTTTTAGCACCAGATAGCACGCCTTTAACACTTATTTGCTTAAGTATATCTCTAGCCTTTCCTTTAAATACATCAAATTGCTTGTATATATCTCTACCAGCGTTAGGATCGCCACCTAAAAATTCCAGAATATCTGGTAGATTATTCAAGTCACCCGATTTGATTAAATTTCCTATTTCTTCTACTTTAGCAAAATCTCTAGGCATTTGAATCAATTCGTGCTTTCCGCCACCAATTAAAGGAATATTAACAGATTTACTACTAGCTCTATTTATATGTCCTTGATATCCTGTACCTTCTTTAGTAACGCCCTGCCACTTTTCCTTAATATCATCAAGTTCTAATATTTTACCGTAACCACTTCCAACATCAGCATACGCCGGAAATTTGGACTGATCATAATAACCTAACGGACGACCTTTGCTATAGTGTACAGAGTTTGTTCCATCGAAATAAGGCCCTGGTAATAAACTTCCTTTATTCTTAAAATAATCGAAAAGGCCTTCATCGCCCAATACTCTATAATAATTATCTTTATTGAAACGTATTCCAAGATCTCTTGTATCTATAGATGAAGTTCCAAACGGATAACCTTTTCCTAATTCAAAAAGATTACCATCATCCATACTAGAGAACACAGAAGAAGCTGTGAGTTTACCCTTTGCATCGTACAGTTTATTTACAATATCACTATTTGATACATCCACCATTGCATTTCTTATTGCGCGCGGTAACTTACCAACGCTGCCTTCTGTGAGATAGTCATAAGCATTAGGCGCAACTTCTTGTCTCAACAACTTAGAGAAGTCTTCAGTTAAATTCTTAGGTCTAAGATCTAAGGACATTACGTTAGCATCATTCAAAGTGCCTGTCTTAATATAATTATCTAACACATCATCCGCCAATTTACCTTGGCCGAATATTGTATCAGAGTGTTGCATACGTTCACCACTGAAAATATCTTTATAATGCTCACTAACTTTATCCATACTCATGCGACTTACGATATTAGCATCAGGTATACGAGATAATTCAGCTACACGATAAAGACTCTTTCGCTGCAACTGTTCGCCAGCTAGAATATCTGCTGCAGTGGCATTCGGAGATTGCTGTCTAAATACAGCCTCGTAGGTATCGAAGGAATTACCCAGGAAAGATTTATCAAGAGGTATTTCAGGATGTATAGCTGAATAAAGATCTTCTGCAAATCGATTAGCTGTACTCTCACTCTTAAATATTCCATCGAATGTATTTCTACTATTCAGATTGGTTAATTTATCAAAATTAGATTTCTGTTTAGTTGTCCAACTACTCGGATTAGGATTCTTCTCTATGAAAGTAGTCTGCTTAGCTGTTTGGTCTATAAAATGACCTATTTCATGAAAATTAGACATCAATGTATTCTTGGCATTTATTGAATCTTTTAACGATGCACCGTAAATTGATTTAGTACTCGGATCAAAACCATAATCATTAAAACCAGCTATTTCATGAAAATTACCATTAAGTGCTGTTACCAGATCCTGTTGGAAGGTCGATATCTTAGTTGCATAATTATCAAAAGCCGCACCCTTAAGTTTACTGATATCCAAACCTTTCAATTCAGCTAAAGTTGTACGCGCCTCTTCAAATATATTCTGTTCTAAGAGTTTTCTAGACGTACTATTATCCCAACGATTGTATTTAGAGCTCATGCTCCCTACAGGTTTATCCAAGGAATATGGATTGCGACCTCCTGCAAATCCAGTGATATTCCCACTATTAATGGCATCTATAAGTGGTCGATACTTCTTAGTAGAATCAGCATTGACTACAAACTCACCATTAGACAACTTAGCATTAATAGAATCTGAAGTACCTGTACCTCTACCACTTACACGACCACCTGTAGCGTAACCCTGACCATCAGTCAGCGTATCAGATTGATCAAATAGTGTTGGGAACGATTTAGTAATAGTCTGAGTCAACCAGTCAATAGCTCCTCGTAGGAGGTTATTACTATTCACCAATTGCTCTTGCATTGGTACAGCATCTGCAAGATATTTCTGAAGAAACTCAGAAGACTGTGCAAGACCTGCTATATATTTTTCATTAGCGTAATCCATAGGATGCTTATAAGCTTCCAATATCTGTTGCCATACAGGATTCTGCTTATCTGCTTCACCCATATTCAAATTCTTTACTTTATCCACAATCTCTGAATTGGTTGATCTGCCTTTCAATTCCTTTTGGAAACCAGAATCAAGTTTAGAGAATTCTGTAAAATCAAAATCTGCCATATATTTGCCAGCATTATCAAACCCTTTAGCAACACTTTGAGTCATAGCATCAGCCAGCAGTGTAGATAGGTCTTCAATGAATTGAAAACGTGTGCCTAATACTTTGAACTTAGTCATAGTCTCAAAGAGTTCTTTAGGCTTATCTTTAAGAAGTTCTGCCATACGTGATTTGACAGTGTATACAATATCGACAAGTTTATCTCCAATCGCTCCTAATCCCATGAAATTCTTATCAGAGATATTTATTCCAAGTGTATCATTCAAGTCTGCCAACTTATCCATGAATGTCTTTACACTGTCCTTGACACGATTAAATACTTGTTCATAACGAAGATATACGTTTGCCTTTTCAGTCGGATCAACATTCGTAGGATTTTCTGCAAAGGCATCATCCATTCGTTGCTTAGCTGAAGTAACCTCAATGAATTGTTCTTTTAGATTATCAGAAACTCTAAGAGTTTCCCTCATTGTTAAACCGGCATCGACAAGATTTTGTTGCTGGAGAGAAGGTATAGTAGCTTTCTCTTCAATACTATACGCACGCATCGCATCGCCAGGCGCTCTTACAACATCGTCATATTTCTTATCGCCACCTCTCCAGTGGCCTTTAGCTCTATCATCGATAGCCTTCTTTGCAACCTTTTGTAATTGAGCTATATTAGTTCTTACAAGTGGTTCCATTCGAGCTATTTGATTAGGTGCCAATCCCATGTCGGTTAATAGGCGGTATCTAGTATTAGGGTCCTCTGTATTCGTAGCTGCATAATCAGCATCAGATATCTTTTTACTTATTGCCTTTCGTTTCTTTAGATAATCTGCAATAGCAGCTCCACCAGATCCTAATTCTCTATCAAACGCAATATTAAAATTGTGTACTTGCTCATAAAGCCCTGAGAGTATTTTAGGATCCATATTCTCTATATTAGCTTCACTTATGGAGTTACCATTAAAAGATGTGGCCGTACTAACCACGTTCGATAATGTATCAGCTTGTCTATTAGCATCTTTCGCAAATTGCTCGAGATATTTAGCATTAGTATTTGCCTCAGTAAACATATTCTGACTCAAGAAGAAGTCTATATCATTCTTCTTCTTATTCATCTCAATTAGTTTCTCTGTAAGCACATCAATCTGTGTACCATATGTACGAATCATTGCAGGCAAATCAGTGCCAACATTTGCTGCTAGTTCTTTAAGGCCATAACCATTTTTCTGATCTCGTAATCCAGAATATAGTAGATTATTTGCAGTCCATTTATCTTGCTGAATCTTATCCACAGCAGCTTTGTAGTCGGCTTGAATCGTCTCAGGTTTGCCTTCATTATAAACAAATTGTTTTCTACCAGCTTCCACCCATATTTTTCTTTCGATTTCTTTTTGGGCAATAGCATCAGCACGTTGTTTATCCGTAGCTTCAGGTTGACTACCAAAGAGACTCCCTAAACGTCCATTATAAACATCTTCAGGAGTTGCTTGTCTAGAATCAAAATAACCACTTCCTGCTGCAGATTCCAAACGTTTCTTACGAAGCCCCGTTAATTCTTTCTCAAGTTTAACAACCTTTTCAAGAATATCCGCTTGCGCTGTAAGAATCTTATTAGGATCTTGCTCAGGAAGAATTTCTAACGCTTTCTGAGCAACTCTGATTTTTGTTACCTGATCAAAGAGTGCCTTGGATGCATCATCTGAAAGAGTCTCAAAAGTCTTCTTTGAAATACCTTCAAGCATATCTGCTGCACCAGTAATATCTGCAAGTAAAAATTGTTTTCTAAACGGACTAGTTGTATCCGCTTCTAATTTAATTCTCACAATTTCATTTGTTATTACTTCCTGTCTCCAGAAAATGGTTTGTTTATCAGCTATAGATTTAGCATTTTTAAGATCACTAGCAAGAACTGTGGCTTCACCTTGTAGCATTTTAATACGCTCATATGCTGCACCATCTTTGGCAAATACAGCGTTTTCTTCAAACGCTACACCAGCTTCTTTGAAAGTAGAAGCCATATTAGCAACACTCTTTGTAAATATATCTACGTCATTTAGATGTAGTTGATATGTATTTACACGATCTGCTAGACGTTCCCAGCTATCCATTGCTTCAGTAAGATCTTTATCTATTTCTTTAAGATTACGTTGAGGAAGTTCGGCGAAGTTGTTGCCTAATTGCTCAGATTGATTACGTTCATAACGAAGAGTAGCTACACGTCTTGACTGTTTATCATAATTATCAGCCATACTCGAAGGCATAGTAGCATCTTTTAAGCTAAAAGCTTTATATGCTACACGTTGTTCTTGCGGAGTAGTACCTCTCTTGTATGCGCTATAGTCGGTGTCTTTTTGTTTCATTAGATCGGAAATCTTCATGTTTATTCTAGCCATCTTTTCAGCATACTTCTCTGAACTCTCAAGACTGTTCAGCTGATGATAACGCTCGATACCTGACCGTTGTAATTCCAACTCATCCATTTGAAGATTATAAGATCGTTTAAGACGTATTTCTTTAAGCCAATAACTGAATCTATCCGCTTTAGAAGTAGGATTCATAGTATCAGTAGATTTAAGACTATCTATAAAATTGAAATCAGACTTACCTAAGAAATCAACATACTTCTTAAGTTCATCATATTTTGATTCAATAGCGATAAGTGTTGCACCTTCTAATCGCCCTTTAATTATCTTCTCAAATTTAGCCGAGTCAATCACTTTTCCGAATTCGGTCTCAAGAGTCGTAAGTTTTTCTTTTTCAACTTTAGACAATTTTTTAGTATCTATGGTACTCACATCGAACTCTAAATCAATCCCTAACTCTCTAGCAGATTTATTCTGACCTTGTGTGAGTCCAGTAATACTAGACTTAATATCCTTTTCATTTGTTTGTGTAACCCAGTTCTTTACACGCTTAGTTAAATTCTTGAAATCCTTACCAAAGTCACCTTCTTTCCCGAACAAGAATATTCCAAGAGCACCGACACCTGCTGCAGCTATCGCGGCTAATGTACCAGCGATCCATACAGGAATACTGAGAGTTCCGATTAGAAGTTCAGTCGCAAGAAATCCTCCAACACTTTTGAGAAGACCTGGAACGGCTTTCGATATTGAGCTAGCCATGGAACCAACAAGCATTGTAGCCATCAGACCAAATTCCATTGCCATATCTTCATTACCTGTAAATTTGGCAAGGAAATTTCCTAAGAAGAAAGCGGCAGCCATTGATCCAACGACAGCGAAACCTTTAGCAAAATTTTGCATATTAGCGGAAGGTAAGCCATTGGCAAAAGCGTTAGTAATAGCAGCTCTGGCCTTTGAAGATAATGCAACGAACGCACCAAGAGCAGCTGTTGCAAATGCAAGTGCAGTCTTAATAGGATTGTTACTAACCCATGTTTCTACATCCTGATTTATAGGATAAGGTCTCCAATAGTTCTTCTTCTCTTTTGCTTTATCTAGACGTTCGTTGACTGTATCTGCATGTGTCTTAACAGGCTTATCTTCAGCACCGAAAGCAACACTACCTACTGCTAATACCGCTGCTGCAATACCTGCATAAATAGCAGCTTTAACAGCAGTCTTACCACCTATCCCCATAAAGATTCTAGGAAGTAATCCTTGAGTGCCAAAGAGGTTACCTATAAACGATGTAAATTTTGTAAACAATCCACCTGCCCAAGTGAAAAAGGTTGTCAATTGTGTTCGTACACTACTAAATAAACCTCCTCCACCACTACCTGCGAACATTCCTTTTATAGATGCCCACACTTCTGTGAAAGCGTCTTTAATCTCCCACCACATCATTTGCCGATTTAATTGCGCATTGCTACCAAATAATGCACCCATAATAGATGCTGAAACTTTAGCGGCATACGGTCGTATTTTATCCGCTACTAACGTAAGACCTGTATTGTATATCGCACTTAAAGCAGCAAACGTACTCATATTAGGTCCAGTTGGACTGAACAAAGCTACAGGAAGACTCTGGCCACCAAGTAGTGCATTCATCTTGCTAAGTAATCCCTTTACTGCAAGAATAATAGGATTAATTATCTTAGTCTTAAAGCCTTCTACTATCTTATCGCCTTTCCATAGACCAGCAAATAATGCTGTAGTTAGCGCCGCACCGTTCATAGTAGTTGCTTCACCAACGACAGAATCAAAGACACCTGCATATTGCGCTACAAGACCTATCAAAGATAGTGATTTCATTACACCCATTCTGCCAAACAGCATACGTTCAACAAAACCAGGATTCTTACTAGTACCCATAATAACACTAGCAAGACTAGTAAATATTCCACCAATACCTTTGATCTCTTTCTTGTAGATACCAAGCGCTGATAATACTTTTAGTACGGATGTCCCGAATAGATAAGCACCTAAAAGACCTAGTGTACCAGTTGCCATACCGCCAACAACATCGCTTACACTAAAAGCAGCTTTAATAACTTTCTGAATCATCTTACCAAAGGAACCCCATTGCATTGTAAGCTCTTCAGCTAGACCTCGTCCGAAACCGGCAATAAGTCCCAATACTGAATTTAAGATGAAAGGTATATCGTAAATAACTGATCCAACAATAATACCTACTAATCTACCGAAGGCTCGTCCTACTGTATAAACAAGACTTCCACCAGTTAAAGCCTTACCAAAAGCTTCAGCAACTATAGTCCCACTAACGGCCACAGTACTAAGAAACTCAGAAAGTAACGCTATTTTTAATTTACCAGGCGGTACGAGCATCATTACAACCATGGCCGCCATACTTGCCAAAGCTACTTTAAAGATCTCAGGTAATTCATGCGATATAATAACAAAACTGTTCTTGAAGTCTTTTATGATATTATTAAAATTGGTTTTAAAGTCAAGTTTCTTATCTATCTTGAAAGTTGGCAGAACGATATTATTCTTATCAAACACATCAGCTAGTTTATTCTTAACTCGCGTTAGAATACTATCAACCTGTGCATGTACCTTTCGAAAGACACCTATTACCTTGTCACCGAAACTTGCAAGAACGGGGCCGACACTCGAAGCCAAATCGCGTGATGTTTTCTTTATTGATTCAATGGTATCCGTCCAATATGAGTGTCCTATTACTTTATCCCATATTGTATAGAATTCATTTATAACACCTTTTGCAAATTTCTTAATACTGCTTAAACTATCGGTGAAAGGTTTATTCTTATCGAATGCATGATAAATCCTATTCAGAAACATCGTAAGACTTGCCAATACATCTCCAAAATCGATTGCACGAAATGGTTTATTCAAAGCCTTTTGAAGATCACTATATAGCGAACTGAAAGCATCTACGATTCTGTGTCTCGCAAGTACTAAACGTTCTTCTAGTACTCTGAATATTTTAGAGATACCTTTGGTCTTATCATTAACATGTTTTAAATTATTAAAGAAGTCATCAAATGAATCGGCCACACTAGAAAAGTTGACTCTGTGCATTTTCTTATCAAAAACTTTATGCAGATCAGTGTAAAGTTTCTCAATAGCCTTTACAGTATTTTTAAAGACGCGTATAGCTGCTGAACCAAAATCAGAAGTTACAAAAGCATTTGTAATTTTAGAGAGTAGTTCTTTGGTAAGTTTCAATTCCCATTTAAGATAATCTGAAAGCCCTGTTTTATCCCAGATAGATTTTTCAAACTCATAGAATGCCATCAGCATTGATACAAACGCTGAACGCCAGACAGTTGATACTCGAATCAACTCAGCTGCAATACCTTTGAAGTTTCTGATAAAGATATCATAAAACTCAATAGCACTTTTCTTTAGATAATCGAGGTACGTAGGAATGGCTTTAGAGACATCTTTGAAGGCAATACCTAATGAATATATCGCAGGTGCGAATATAGTAACAATGTGCGTTTTAAAGTCTAACCAGCCTCTATGAACGCCAGTAATACCTCTTGTCATCTCAGAAAGAGACATCAAGAAACCTTCAATATTACCCTTATTAAATGTAAAAGTAAATTTATTACGAGAGAAATAATGGAATACATTTCTAAACGCATGGTCTACTTTTAACATCATTGTAGTTAATGTTACACCAAGAGTGCTTGAGTTCTTACCAGTAGCATCTGCTAAATCACCTAACAATCTGCTATAATCATGTAGTCTCTTCGAATCAAATTTCACATTCAAGAAACCGCCGACTTGCTTGTTAGGATTGCTTAGCCTCCTTAATTTTCTTAAAGCAACTTCAATCGGGGATTCTATTCGAATGATATCTGAGAACTTAAACAGTTTCCACTTTTGAAGCCAACCGCCTGTAGAACGATCAAGTGCCGCTAATCCTGCATTCCAGTCCTTTATCAATGTTCTATGAAATATATGTGTAGGCATTGCAGTAAGTAATTGAGAGCCTAATTTTCGAATAATACTCAACATAGGACCAGCTATAAGCGCAACATTAGCTTTCATTGTCTTAAAACTTTCTTTGAAATTATATCCCATCTCAGCTGCACCATCACTTGCAAGCCTAATGTGATTTGCCATTTTAAAGAAAGTATTACCTAGACCGGAAGATATTCCCAAACCCTTGTCAAGTTCACTTACAAAGATTTTAACAGCATCACTTAAGCTTCCCATCGTTTGAGATATAGTGAAGTTGATATCTTTAAACTCTTCATTAATTTTCTTAGTCTGATTGAGCATTGCACTAAAGACAACTTTAGATGTTATCTTACCAGCCTCGCCCATTGAACGCAATTGACCTAATGTTACACCAAGTTCATCAGATATAGCTTGTGCAATACGAGGTGCTTGTTCGAGGACAGAGTTTAATTCTTGTCCTCTCAATGTACCTGAAGCTAAACCCTGACCTAGCTGAAATAGTGCTTGCGCTCCAGATTCATTATTAGAACCTGTAAGTGTCAAAGCCTTTTGGATAGTTTCAGTTACGGTTAACAACTTCCGTAAAGGTATATCCATATTCTTTGTAGATCGCCCAAAGGAGCCAAATGTCTCAGCTACACTACTTAATGAAGAACCTGTCTTTGTAGCTATTGCGTACAACTCTTTTTGCGTCTTTACAAGCGCATTTGTTCTACCTGTTACCACGGCTATCTTATTCGATAGTTCTGAAAATTGCGTCGACACATTCTTCAGATACAAGGCCGTACCGCCTATTGTAGCCATCGCTCCTAAGGCTCTAAAGGCGTTCCCTAATGCTGCAGAAGCTTTTCCTGTCGTATTCTCTATATTTTTCAAAGAATTATTAATAGCATTTAGGTCTTTTTGGGCCTTGTCTGATCTGGTTTCAAACTCTATTCCGATCGACATGTTGACCTCGTTTAAAGCCCGCTACTACAGAGAATAACTCTGAAATAGCGGGCGATTTTATTTGTCCCGAACGATTGTACCTTTCACTATTAGATTCGGATTGCTAATAATGACGCCTTCGATAAAGTGAGCAGGAGCTTGTTTGGATGATCCTTCGTTCAGTTGTTGTACATAAGGTACATCGTTCTCAATAGAACTACGATGGATATGCCATCCGTCTCTTGCCTTACCTGTATCTACAGGAGTTGCTTCTTGTAAATCACGTAACACTTTATGCAATTCAGTTTTAAAAATAAAAGCTTCGTGCTTAGAAACACTCTCTTTCAACTGTTGCATAGTGCTTTTTACGCCTGTTATTTTAATCATAGAGGAATTCTCTCTCCACCTTCAGCTTGCATTATCTTCTGGAATAAAGCTGAATTCTTGAGATTACTCATACTGATCATTCCGTTTGGCATTTTGCGAGCTTCTTGTTCAGCATGTTTAATTGCACCTAGACTGCTAAAGACCCTTTCAGGTTTCTCTTTACAACCTTGTACTTGTAACAATTTGAACGTACGATCATCATCACGCCAACCTATTGGCCGTCTCTCAAAATAATTCATCCAGCCCAATAACTCATCATAAGGCATTAGTTTCAATTGAGCAACAGACATTTTCAGATGAAAAGCTATCTCAAAAATAGACATCTCTTCATCTGACAATATTACTTTCCCGCCTTCTCACCGCCGATACCAGAGTATTTCATTATCTCATCGGAGAGTTTGGACAATTCGTCCAGAGGAAATTTGTTGAATTCCTCATCAGTAATCTCGTCAGCTCCCTCAACAGCTGATCGAATAACTGTCTTGAGGATTGCAAAACCCTCGGTGTCTTCGTTGATAGTCTTCGCCTTTTCTTGAATCTCAAGAACTTCGGCTACACTCAACTTCGTAATCTTCACGTCGGCATCCATGAAACGAACTTTCTTTTCCATGCGTTTTCCGACAAGCCCTCTGATTCCTGCATCAGCCATTTTGACACTCCTCAGTGACGGGACCTTTAAAGTCCCTAATGTTTGTGACTTGGAAGGCATCGATATTCTTCCTCATTCTGTGTAGTACAGATAGTGTATTGAAAAGTTCTATTGACTTCTCGGGATTGCTAAGAAATTCAGGAAATCTCGCAAAGGTTTTCTTTATCGAGATGTCAATACTCTTTCGCATGTGATCGGAAGTTATCTTCAATACATAATCCATATCAAATGGATTTTTTGGCATTTACGAAACCTCAGTTGGCTACAATAGCTTTTACACTATTGCAGCCTGTATGATGGATTAAATCGTAGTGAAGGCCCCATACAGTTTGGACTGGAGGGAGATAGTCAACGTTGCGGTATTCGCATCGGTAAGCTGAGGATTGACGACGAGAGCCTCAATCTTACCAATCCAGTAGTAAGAAGAGTTATTCTCAACGAACTTATCAGTTCCAGTAGAACAAACCTTTACGGAACCCGGATCAGTATTGAGCAGAGTAAACCGGAAAGCCATGGTAATACCACAACCTACCAGTTCGCCAAGAGTGACGGTGGTATCAGTAGTATCCTTCGCGAAGTCGGTTGCAACATAGTTGACGGTGAGTTCCATGGACGGCGCATCGGCCTGACCCTGAACCTGCTGCGAAGTAGGCTGACCAAAAACAGGAACGTTGACGATATTCGGAGGAACACCCATTGCAGGAAATTCACGAACGTCTTTTACCTGACAGAAAGAACCGGCAATTCCACCAGACGGAAAAGTAGCTGAATTCGCAAACAGTGTTTGCCAGTTGGTGATAGCGTCAGGAGTTGCAGGAAGACTGATGGTTCCAGGTTTTCCGGAAGCGACTACGCCGAAAGCGATGTCCAACCGAGAGTACATACCTGCGCCGATTGAGTTAATATGTGCCATTTTTATTATACCCCGTAGAAGTTGAAAGTGATTTGATATGTTACTCTAAATAATGACGGATTGTCACTATCTATTTTTCCTACATTTAGCGTACTGTTTTGAAATTGTGTTACATTTCCCTGTACTGTAGATATTGATTTGAATTGAAGATATGTATCCAATTTGTCTGAAATAACATTACTTCTCTTCGGACCTTTACCAGCTTCAGTAAAAATATCAATCATCAGTAATCCGCGGACTGATGTCTTATTAACTGAACTATCACTAGCTACGCAATTTATTCGAATGTATTCATTAGTGGTGATAGCGAAATTAACAGGTATTGTCTTAATACCTTCCGCTATCCATTGAGGCTTACTGAATACCGAGAAAATATCATCCTGCAGATTAACATATTTTCCCATATCATGCCTCCCGATAAATATCAATCAATGTTACGAAGCCATCTGTAGCGATTGGTGAACCTATTGTCCAGGTAACACCTTTAAGAAGCAAAGTGTCGTATAGGGAAAGTTCACCAACGAGTTCTGTATTTAGAATCAATTGTTGTGTGATTGTGTTTCGATCCTTAGAGCGTTTTTCAGTGTCGACTACGATAGCCTTTGTAGAGATTATCGTAATGTTCGATGTTGTATCACCTGTATCGAAACTGAATGTAGTGTTCGTCTTCAGAGAAAGAGTTACATCTACAGCCAAACTTTTTAGAATGGTAAACGCTCTGCGAACACTTTTCTGAGCTAATTTCGGATAATTCACTAGTTAGCCCTCCACCATGAATATGCTCCACCATTAGCCATAAGTGGCCGTAATTTTTGAACCACTAGTGATGGCATAATATCCGCATTTTTGACATTACTCAAGGTTACGGAACCTATTTGTACATTCTCAACAGTGCCTACATCATTACTTACATCCTCATTAAGTAATAGATGATACGCTAATTCGCATGTAGCCTCGAAGATCCTGGTGGGAATAGTTGTTGATAATTTGACTATGTATCCAGAGAACGGATCATAATACTCGCCAATTCGAGGAAATGCCAATGATTGGCTCTCACTTACCAAGGTTCCTACCCATCTCCGAGTATCGATGATATCAGTCGCAGTGACAAGTGCAGATTCTCTTCGCAGCTCATCTGCTGAATCCCATTGTGTAGTATCCAGCCTATATTTGAGATATTCATAAGCCTCGGCTAATGTAGCATAGGTATTTACACCTTTTGTGATTGCCATGACAATTCTCCTTAGGCGTGAAACACCGGAAGGATGCCAAGACTGAGAACAGAGGAAGCCTTACGTTCCCATACACCTTTGCTCGGAGTAGTAGCCGCCGTGAGAGCTTCCCAACCAGCCGTTGCAGTAGTATCCCAAACAGCCATATAACCTGCGTTATCAGGGAAGTCGGTCTGAGAACCGGCCCAGTTGTATCCTGCAGGAGCAAGAACGTAACCCCAACGATACCAGATGGACGTAATCCCGCCGCCTTTGAAAGCATTACCATCGCGGGTAATTTCAGTCTGATCAGGAACAGCGAGTTGTTCAAGAGCAAGGGCGCCCGGAAGAACAATGAACGTGGTGTTCTGAGTGGTGGCGATATCTGTTCCAGTTCCGGCTGCATTGATTGCAGTGAACTGAGCAGAAGAAAGACCCATGGATTCACGCGTCTGAAGCAGACGGAATTTTCCGCCAAAGATAGTACTGAAATTGATATTACCATCGACAACACCCTGTTCGTCAACAAGATTTGCCGAACGAAGAGACATCAGGGTAGACGGAGAGGTAATCAGGTACGCATACTCAGGCTCATAATCCTTGTATGCTTTTCCAAAGGCTTCCAGAAAACCTTCAGCACGAGCTGCACCAAGATACGCAAGATTGGCTGCGCCTGCAGGATTCAGACCAGGACCAGAGATAATCTTGCTGGATCCAAGATCAACATAGAAACCATTCGTGGTACTTTCCGGGAGATTGCTCCAGGTCTGTCCACCAGCTCCGCCAGTTACCGCACCAACGATTGCTTCAGAGATTGCAACACCTTTGAGAACGGAAAGGATAGCATTGTGCTCATCCATTGCACGAGTCTGACCAAAGTCACGACCAACCTTAGCAAGACCATCAACCCGAGTTACAACCTCGGTCATATTGACTTTCTCGGCGCCATGCGTACGAACGGTTTTGATGTAATTCAGAAAATCGCTGGAGTAGTTGGTTTTCGTTCCAGGAGTTTTGTCTGTGAGTGAAGCCACATTGACGTAAGGATTAAGAGGTTTATACCAACGAACCTGACCAATGAAGGTTTCGGTATTGGTATCGATATTCGGATTTCCACCGACGATTGCAGTGCTCGAGAGTTTCTTCGCAGTCGTATATGCCTCATCAGAGTAACCGGTGATGGCATTCTGGAGAACATCGACATTAGGAGGAGCGTCTTGAGTTCCGGTCCATGTAGAGAGATTGTTTGCGGATGTCATTCCCATTGTATATTATCCTTATTTTCTATTAAATTTACCTGCAGCTGCCATTTTCAACACTTCAGATTGTGGTAGATCGAACAGGGATTTAACTGCACCACTGCTAGTACCACCAGTACTTTTACCACCTGTATTACCAGCTCCAGACGATGTGTTACTTTTAAACAAGAAGGAATTCGCCTCGTTTTCACTGAAAACTTTAACATAATCCCTAATTGACACACCAGACTTATGTCGCCATATGCCTGTCTCATCTTTTACAAGATCACCTACAATTTCCTTAAACGCCATCTCGAGTGCATTTTCACTTCTGAAGACTTTAGGTGTAGAATCACCTGTAGGATTGCTCAAAGCACTACGGACCTCAATGTCTCTCGTGAGTTCAACATTGCGTCGCTCTAATGCCACTCTCTTGGCCTTTTCATCAGCAAGTTCAGCTTCATGGGCTTCCTTATGCTTGCCCTCATCCTTCATTCGCTGAATGGCCGCCTCACGATCTTTCTCCTCTTTCTCAGCAAGAGCCTTCTGAGCAGCATCACGTTTGGCATAGGCTTCATCAAGCTTCGTTTTGACATCCTTCAATTGCTCGTCAACAAGAGCTTGCGCTGCCTTCTTTACTTTCTCATCCTCAGTGCCCGCAGTGCGCTCTAAGAATGCCTTCTCTTTTTCAAGAAGTTCCTGTTCCTTCTGCGTAATCTCCAACTCTTTCGCCGCAATTTCTTCTGCAGTTAATGCCATTTTAATATCCTTTCGGGTACAACCCGTACAGGTATAGATACAATCTTACCTGAGAATGATTCCACGGCGTTTATACCGTGGGTTAATTTAACGGTTTCAGTCCTAGCCAACACCATACCAGTAAAGATCTTGTTTGAAGTCTTGAGGAATTGCTTTCAGCAGGTCTTTCGGTTTTAAGATATCATCTTCGGTAACTATCTTGCCACCTATCTTTGATTTACCTGCAATGGGCATAAGACCCTTATCAATTGCTTCTTCAAGATATTTCTGATATAGTTCTTCTGGTAATCCTCTGGCTTTCATTTCATTAAGTACATTTAATACCACATTCTGTTTAAGCGTCTCGGCATAGATGTCTCTAAGAGCTTCTCTGCCTTGCAACATATCTGCAATATTTGTGAAGAAAGCATCATGAATTGTTGAAGTGGGAATATTGTTATCGGCACCCCACATATGAAATCTCTTTACAATTACGGCATCATTCGAATGATTACCATTAACGGCAAAAGCTGTTCTTGCTTTTCCAGAATCAGCTATGTCATTAATCTTACCATCGTCATTGATCACCTGTTCCCACCAAGAAGCTTCTGTCTTCTGAGGCACTTGTAGAATGTTATTGATCCAATTACCATTAGCATCTTTATACGCTAAGCGTTCTTCAAAGACTTGAGTAAAATTTTGCTCTAGTATCTTGCCGTCAAAATTAACCCATGGCACATTTGTCCAACTCTTAGGCAATTTATTAGCATAAAGTAACTGTATTTGAGCAGGTTTGACTTCCTTGATAAGCGTTATCTTGCCGTCCTTCATTTCGAATGTAGGTTTTAAATAACCAGCCTTTAGGTACTTAGCACCCATTCGCCTTGCTTCTGGAGCTTCGACACCATTAATCAATGAAGCAAGTGTACCTTTAGGGTTCCAGAAACCAAAACTTTTAAGTATCTTTTCTCTGACAGGCTCTTTAGCTTTCAAACCGAGTATTCTACTGGCCCAATCAGGCAATGTATAACGCTTATCCCGTACACTCGCCATTTTCTTGGTATCTTTAGTTCGCTTAGTACCTAACACAGCTGTCTTCGCGACAGCTTTCCAATCAAAAGCAGCAGTAGAAGGCTTCGCGTTCTTTAGAAAGTCCTCAGCTAGTCTTCCAAAGAATTTTGTAAAATCTTTTAGGATAGGTACTTCCTCAGCCAAGTGTTCACTCATTATACTAGCTATATCCTTGAAGTCTTGAGGTGTAACAATCTTATCATAAGACATCGTCATCTTATTAACCAGATCACGTGTCTTAGGATCTAGAAAATAAAGCTGATCCATTATATCATCACCAGGATCAAGACCTTTATTGAATATATCTTTAACGTTATTACGTAACACTCTAAGCTCGTCTGCTGTCTCAGTGTCGAACTTTTCATAACGTGCAATTCTAGCACTTATCTCATTAAGTACAGTTTCACGCTCAGACGCAGTGACGACCAAAGTGTTCGTATCTTTGTTAAGAACTTTTGCCAATTTTCCTTCAACATTGAGAGTACCTGTCCTTTCACCTGCACCATAGAATGTAACCATATTCTGAGCCTTAGCTGCCTTCCGTAGATCTTTTTCATTCAAACCTAATTTCTCGTTCAATATCTTAAAACGAGGATCATTGAAGGTAGCTGCAGCTATCTCATCATATAGTCTTCGTTTTTGAGTGGTTTGTAATACGTTACTCATTTCAGCAAGTTGCTTATTCTTTGTAGTAAGAGCAATTATCTGTGCACCAGAAGAGGACGCATCTTGTTCCATTGCAAGGGCTGTTTTATAGTTATTTAGGGCTTTTAGATTTTTATAATCACCAACTAAATAGTTGTCTATCTTAGCTTGCTCTATAGCAAACCTTAAGAACTTCCCCAAATCCTCCCCGTCCACTTGGGCCACAATTTCGTTTTCCAGTATATTTCGAATATCAGCAGGTTTCGCTCGCAACATTTGATTACCGATTTTAACCAGCTCTGGACGCCATTTCTCAGCGATCTTCTGCCTTCCAGTAACTGATAACCCATTATACCGCGATTCGAAAGTATCACTTAAGCCTCCTAGGAATGCTCCTATTTGATCTTGCAGATTGTGATATCCATTTACACCGAGATTTTTCTCTGCTTCTGTATTCAGAAAAGGTCTGAAGGTTTCTCCTGATTGTGGACTGATTAATCCTCTATCATAAATTCGTGCACGATGATCCACAAAAGGATGATTGCTAAAAGATTTACCATCTTTCTGTAACCACTCCATAGCTTTAAAACGTTCATAAGCATCACCACGCGATACAATGTATTTACGATAAGTATTTAAACCGTTATAGTAATCTGCCTTACCTTTATCATCAGTAAAGTATAAGAGCTTTTTAGTAAAGTTATAGAAATCATCATCAACGCGATACTTGGTATTTGCTGCCCAATTCAATGCTTTGACCATATTAGCATCAATAAGTTCCTCTGGAAAATCAGAGAATGAGCTTGTAGATGTAATTGGTATTCGAGTATCTGTGTATGTTAATTTATTCTTTATCCAATACGTTTTATAACCCTCTCTGATCACTAAACGATTGGCATCATCAACAACAGCTACACGTAGTCCTAGTTCTACCTTACGCGTTAGTTGGGCATATTTAACAATGCGTGGATCTGTTACTCTGATATTATATGAGAGCGTATCATAATAAGGACCAAAGTAATTATTACTCAATCTACTCTTCATTCTACGTTTTTGTACACCATAAGTCTCAATCTCAAAGAACTTTTTAGATTTTGGATTCTCTAACAATTCTGTTCCAAGTTTAAACCAAGACTTTCTATCGCCGTTAATATTTGCAGCATTATACAAATCACGTCCTAGTGCTACAGCAAACTGATCTCTATCAGGCATATCAGCAAGACTTAAACGTTGTGCAAAACGAAGATAAAATTGTTGAAGATCACTATTAGTTATCCTCTTTCGAATTATTAATGGTGCATCAGTATTAAAATAACCATTAAAAATCCCATGAAGTTCTTTAGCTATCTGAGGGGCAGTTCTATCTTCCCAAAGATTCTTCTCTCGAATATTATCCAAGAATTGGTCATGCATTTCATCTAGTTGGACTGGACCAAGAACAGGATCTAGATAATTATTATTCTGTAATCTTTTTAATAGATCTTTATCCTTTCGAAGTTGTGTCTCGATTGAGTCAGATACGTTCATTACATCAAACTTAATCTGACCTTGTGATACGGCTTTGAAATTGGTCCATATATCATTATTCTCGCGTGCTCGTCCAAATGTTATACGAAGATTGTCGAGTATTACTGCACGTTCATTTACACTCATACGGTCTTTAAGACTTTCATCCATACTCTTTATGAAAGCTTTATCTCTATCTAACAAAATTTTACTCTCTTCTACCAAGCGCATATTATTGGAATGAACAGCAAAGTTTGGTTGATAAAGACGCACATCGTCGTAATGTCCTGTTATTGGATTGAAGACTAGCTGATCTTCACGAGGTGGCATTGCAAATACACGATTCTTAGTCATCTTCTTAGTGCTTATTAGTGCACCTCTATAGTTGGTTAGAGACAACGTACCATTTAAATCAGTAGATTGTAAATAGTAATATTCTTGCAATGTATTACGAAGCGCTATATCATTAATAAAGTCATCAGGTGTCGTAGCCCATAATTTCATGGCATCCAATTTTTCACGTGCCATTGCAAAACGAGCAGTATCACTTGGTGCCGTAAATCCTGTTAATGTTCGCAACTCTTTTATGCCCACAGAATTACCAGCATCATTGGTAAACTTGTCTAATGTCAATTGATTATCTTGAAACAATTGTAATTTCTTATAATCACCGATATGTTTTAATTGAACATCTTGAGGTTGTCTTCGTAACCATGTGTCGTATGTCTCTCGTAATGGTGTTTGACCGTCTAAAGCAGCTATTTGCTTCGGACTCAGTTTAGTAAGATTGCGTTTACGAATCTCAGCTACACTTTCGAGTTTGGAAAGATCGTTCCATGATTTTACAATAGGAACCGTAGTTGAACGACAATGAAAATGAGCAGGTGGTAAGTGTAGTGTATCATTGACAGGATATATTGTACCATCACGATGTGCACATAATGCAGTGGTTCTAGAGTCTAATACTGCAACATATTGCCAACCACTCAATAACTGCTCATTAGCCATATAAGTGGCTTGATCAACTTGATTAGTAACACTAGTAATAGCTGTAATTACTAATCCTCGTGCTTGTAATCGTGTTATAGCATGTACATTACCCGTACGTACAGCTAACGCTATATCCTCTAACGTCTTACCTTCTGCCATCCCTTTTCGCATTACACCTTCTAATCTCTTTTTCTCAGATACGGCGATATTACTCCAACCCTGTTCTAATGCTACATCTTTATATAATGGTTTCTCAAGAACAATTGTCTCAAGAATTTTTCGTTGTGGGCTTTTAGGTCTCCAAACATGTGAAGCCGCGGCTTCTATATTTTGAACACCATACGATAACTGATCACTTGCTAAATCGAGTAAGGAACGTTTGGAGATCTGAAATGACTCCCCAAACGTTTTCCTTAAGTCAATATCAATAGCCTCTCTCAGTCTTTCGAAACCTTGAGGGGACGCTTTAGCTTCTCTTATCAATTGATCAACTCTAACTACGTGATCATCTATAACCAATTCGATTTTGCCGTTTACACGTCTCTCATACAATCTCACCATTGCAGTCCTATCGACCGCTTTGTCATATAACTGAGTGTTGGTATTGATATCCATTTATTCCTCACTTCTTCTTTCGCTTACACTTCGCCATGACTACTTCTCCTTCTTTGCAGGTGGTTTATTATTCTGCGGAGGATTATCTTTTTGCTGCTGCAAAGCTACTTTCTGTTGTTCTATATCAAGCGTATACTGCTCGTTCTGTTTCTGAGCCATAATAGATTCATCATTATTCAACTCTTCCTGAGCTGCTTCATCATCATAATCAGAAGCAAGCATCTCATTCTGTTTAAGTAAACGAAGCCAAGCAGAACGTGGAATAAGTGATGCCTGATACCATTCAGTAGCAAGGCGCAGCCAAGTGTCACCAAGAGGTGCAGGATTGAAATCTTCAGAGAGAATCAGTGTTATAGTCGAAGGATCTACAGCAATACCGAATTTCCAACCGACCATAAAGGCTATTACTTGGCGCATAGTGTTACATACGCGAGTATTCAAAGTGCCTAACTGCGCAGTCTGAGAGGCATTCCTGATTTCCAAAGCTACACCAGATTGCGCTGTCTCAGGTGTCAGCATTCTGATACCTAATTTAGCCATCTCCTCAATGCTAGCGGCAATAGATACTGCGTAATCTGCCAATGCTTCAGTAGGCGTCTTAAGAATATCTGCTGTTTCACCTTTAGCTAGATGAAACCAACTTCCTAGACCGCCATCCACAATCTGTTCGAATGCAGCCTGTCCCATATCCGATGCTATGTATGGTGTATATGTTGCAGCGCCATAAAGTAAATGATTTCGCCGACTGATTTTATTATACAATCCAACTTCTTTATCAACAATATTACTCATGAATGGTTCACATAGTTCGATACGGCCATTCAGAGGCCAAGCAGGAATGAATGTAAGCCGTTCCCCAAGAACATGAATGTTATTAATTAACTCTACTTCCTCAAATCTGGCTTTAGTATTGGTCTGTTGTACTGTACCTATTAATACACCTACTGAAGTAGCTGGAGCTGAGACTTGAAACTTTCGAATTTGATACTTGCCTGCTGGGTCAAGCTCATGAACCCATACGGTCTCTTTGAAAGTTGGATGGAATTCATTCTGTTCATAAGATTCTTCAAAACCTTTTACGATAACCTGTGTTAGTTGACTCTTACCGTGATCGGAAGTATTTGTTCTCCAGTTAATAATCTCTTCGGCCTTATACAAAATAGGATAAGGTTTTAGTTTATCAGCTTCTTCAGGGTCCAGTGTATCAGGATCACTAATAGCTGGAAAGTCAACAAAGACCCATGCACGTGAAGTCTGAATCTCTTCCCAAAGGGCTTCATCTAGGAAAGCTAACAAGGAAGAATCATCAGCACCAAATTCATTAACTATCCAATTATTTACTTCTTCAGGAACCTCTTCTGGAAATTTGAGAATAGGTTGTTTTCGCAACAGACCACCGATAAGCATTTTTGAAAATTGCGCAGTAATACCTGGCAATTCAGCTTCGGCCTTGTAAAACTCGTACTGATTCTGAGACATAGTAGGTGAAAAAGGAATAAGTAGATTTTTAAACTCGAATACATCGATTACGGAATCCAAGTCTTTTACATACTTTTCACCGCTACAGACTGCTCTGCATCGTTTCCATACAGGCTTTAATGTCTCGTATGCAGCATTAGGATCAGCTACTGTTTTAACAACAGCCTGTGCGGCATTAACGATGGCCATGATTAACCTCTCATTGCAGCATTGAATTCATCCATGTGGCCTTTGAAGATTTCTTTCGTATAGAAATTAGTGGCGGTTACATCCCCAGTATTTTTATCCAGGGCGATATCCCAATTTGAAGGATTTCTATCGCTCACTGTTCTGACGGACTTGTCAAGAGATTCCTCGACTGGTGGTGCAACGGGCGGATTTAATAGATTGTTCATTTATTTAACCTCACTTCCTTTTTTGTATCCCAAAATAACACCTTCCAGGAGTTTGGAGTAGATAATCATAGCATCTAAATCATTCACAAATGCTGTAATTATTTCAGAACCTGTGGCAGGCTTCTTTAGAGAGTAAATACTCAATTCGGGGGGAATAATGACTGGAGGTGGAGGGCAGGCAATCGGTGTTGGGATAATAACTGGATCGCAAACCTTGCAACAGCCCGACAACAAAAGTATAATAACGAGATATTTCATTGTACACCTAGTTTTGGGATCATATCGAGAGCCCATTGAGCCGCACCCTCACAATCTTTAGGCGCGTCTTTGTAAATTACTTTTGGTTTGATTTTCAACTTTGCCCATATCTCTTCTATTTTCATATTCTGTTCTTCACCTTTAGATACCAGCAATTTTACAGATTGGTTCTGGGTATACATTTGGGAAGTAAGAGCTTTGTTCTCTGCTTGGGCAGCAGTCGACGTCGCTACGGCAAGCTTTAGACGTACAGTCTGAACACCGCCAAATATGAGGAGAAGCACAATTACCCCTCCAAGAATGTAAAGGACATACTGCTGGAGATAAGCTATCATACACTTTCTTTCTCCTTAGCTTTCGCCTTCTGCCAATCAGCTCCTATCTTTATACTCTTATAGCCTCCTAATGCAATTAACATCGCATCGAAGAAAGGTATATTTTTAGAGCATATTGTGGCATATACTTGAAGGCTTAATAGTGAAAGGCTACCAATTATGAATATAAAATCAGTAGGACTTTCGGGGCAATCTGCGTTAGTTAGCCTCTTGAAGTACTCCATCATTTTGAAGCACGTAAGGGACAGTTATACAAGTGCCATGCGATGCCATGTTTCTGAACCTGAGGACAATACTCTGCGAGATGTCCATATGGACAAATGGTATTAGTCAATGTATCCTCCAAGTGCCTTAATTTATGATCTGAATACCACGTGAACAACAATAACCACAGAATGGAGAGAAATAACACGATTCCGAGTATTTTTATCAATGTGGCACCTCCGGAGTGGAGTGTGGAATTACCAAATGACAACCTGCTGAACTATGATGTTGTTTTGCTATTTCTTCGTAATGTGCTACCTTAGTTTGTAAGAGATCTATATCGCTGTGAACAGATACTGTGTATGTAATAACCACACCGATTATAATAACAGTAGCTCCTCCCACTACACCTCCTGCCCAAAGTAGTCCTGATTTTATCCAGCCTACATCTTTTGTAAGGCCTTCAAGAGCAATCATCATACTATCTTGATTGTGACCTGTAGCCGGATCGACGATATCTGTTGATCTTCGATTATGATTCTCCCCCGGAAATTTTTCATTGTGCTCATACATCTTCATATCATCGGTGGAGGACATCACAACTCCTATGATTCTGTTATTCCCAACAGTTTGAAAGAACCATTATAGGAATAAGTATGAATCTTTCCACTGGCAAAGTGAACTGTCTGAATATCTCCATTTGCGTTGTAAGTAATTGGAGATGAAGTTAAAGGATAATCGAATGGTTTTCGTAAGACTACATCTGCTGCAATACTTGCTCCTGCAGGTGCACCAAGTCTAGCATAGATTTCGCCAGGAAATGCTGTTACAACTGTCAATCGACAATTCACACTAGAAGCTGTAATACTGCTTACAGTAGCAGTTTCAATTACTTGGATTTGATCACCTTCCACAGAATTGGAAGGGATTACAAATGACGCAGAAGTGATTCCTGCACCAATATCTGTATTAGTACTTACAAAACTACTTAAAGTAATATCAATTCCATTCCTTCGTATAATCCAAGTTAATGTAGAAGGATCCAATCCTCCACCTGTGGCGGGATCTGCGGTAGTACTTAAAAGGGGTATAGTCGCCCCAGGTTTACCAAGCATAGTTAGCTCCTTATTTAAAAATACGTGACTTGAAGATTCGTTGAAATATACTCTGACTAGGAATTGGTGGAATTGGTTGATACGCACCAATAAACGATCCGTCGCGTCCTGTTCCTATTAATTGAGCATTAGTTGGTATATTCTGTGAAACTATCCATGCTTTTATAAGAGATGCCTCATAAAGACTGTTAAATGTTGTTGGATTACCTGAATAATCATGACCATTTTTCTTCATCATTTCTTGAATTAATGCTAGGCGTGTACTGAGTCCATTGTAATTAAAAATACGATTTGTTCCACCACTAGCAAAACCTGGATTATTTAATGCAGTAGCTGGTATATCATGAGCTGCAAAACCGTCTTGACCTCTCGTGAGATAACTAGCAGTAAAAGTCCATGTCCCATTAGTGGTATGCCCAGTCGTAGCGCCCCACTTAACAGCAATTTGATTATCAATGGTAACGTAAGCTGTACTTACTGGTGTAGTCGTAGACCATGTGCCGCCATCTTTTCGCCAAGCATAAGTATTTGGCGTTGAAGAACCGTCAATTATTTTTATATCGTAAACTATAGTAGCTGCTTGGTTGTAATTCTGACCGATGGAAATATCATTTACGCCTACATTTGTAGGAACTGGAGTACTGACTGTTGGAACTCTACTTACAGTATAATCAACAAACTTAGCCGTTGTCTTATCTGTCTTTGAAGTATAGAAAGCGTTGTAGTCAAGATATTTGTAACTAAACATTTCTCCAGTACCAAGCATTGTTCCAGAAATCATGTATTGAGTACATGAATCTGAACTCTCATCAATGAACAAATTATTCCATATCTGATAATTACTATACGTTCCAGCAAGTTCATGCCTTGAAAATAGACCAAGGTAAGACAATCCACAACTGGGTGTATGTGGTATATATGTATTATTCCACCACCTGCTAACAACTCCTGCTTCAGTTGTTGCTCCAAGGGTGCCGTGAATTTCTATTGCTTGAATAGGTCCAATAAAATAATTATGATGTATATCGAATGAATTAAATGTCATGTCAAAATTATCCATAGCATCTAATGAGTCAACAACATTATAAGCAAATTCAAAAGGTGCACCAGTAGCAGCAGAAGTGGCCATCCAATGTGTATTCGGAGAGTCAGAAAAGAATAAAGAATTTATCATTTTGCTACCAAGTCTGGCAAAGAAAGCTGCTGAACCGGAAGCAATGTTAGAGCTTAAGTAATATGTGGCATTAGTTTCTGTTATAGGTGAAGTCATCCAAGTAACTCCATCATAATAAACATTACCGCTTATGGTAGTTGTTGCTCCAGTAGCAAAGACAGCCGCAGCAGAACCATAGAATGTGTTATTCTCAAGAGAAACTTCCCCTGTAACGTTTGTGGATAATTTAGCGAATTGAAGACCAAAACCAGGAATCATTATAGTACCCGCGTTAGTAGCACCCGCAGCGGTCATCTCTCTAAAATCAGAATTTTTAACTTTTATATTCAAACTAGCTGATTGACCCTGATTAATACCAATTACAATATAACCACAATTCTTAAACAATGAGTGATTTATTGATACTGTTCTATTGGCTGTCTGACCGGATTGAATTAAGTTTGAATACCTATATGGAGTTTGATTAGGTACCAAGTCAATCATTGAGACGTAATCCCAATACACATCTGTATTTGTAGAAAACCCAGAATAAAGCGTATGAAATCCAGAATGACCTGTTACACCATTTATATAAACTCTCTGGGTTGGGGTACCTGTTATATTCCAGGTTGCAAGACCAGCATTCCAGTCTCCTGGTATAAAATACACATCTGGAATAAGTGCTGTTGACATGTTAATAGTCAAGCCTGCTCCAGAATTCATATTGACAGTACTAGCAGCGTTATTAACAAACCACTTCATATCACCTTGCATGGTTATTGTTATAGGTGTTGTGTTATTTCCAATAGTTAAAATAGCTGGATTTGCTGTGGTATCTCCAACATTCGTGGCATAAATAGTGCGTGTGTCATCTAGAGTTACGGTATGACCTCCATGCACTACTGCTGAATAATTAGCAAAAGCACCTGTACCAGGAACGCCTGTACCTCCGCAACCACTCCAGGTCGAAGGAGCTGACCAATTACCTGTAGCAGTACTGGTACATTTTGCAGCTTGCACCGTATTCACACTTAAAATACTAATTAGTATCAACAGAAAAAATTGTTTCATTATTACCTCCATTAAAAGAAACCTGTTATGTTTGCTGGATACCAAGGTCGAAAATAATGCGTAGTTGTCTGTGTTACTGGTGGTATTACTGTTTGATTAGCACCCCAATATGTCCAATAACCTACACCTCCATTTAACCATTCCGAATAAGTTATTAATGATGGTATTTGGTCACCAACATATATTCCTAATTCGTAAAATATAGTACTTCTATCCAAGGCAAAACCACCTTCACCAATTTGTACATTGACGGTTTGTATAGGGTTAATGACTGAAACAAGGACATCGGGAACTATATCTGTAAATGTAGTTGCAACACCACCTGTTTCTGCTAATGTAAATGCCATACTAGGTGTTACATCTGAAATATCAAGCATGGGGTGTTATCCCGAAACCTACTCTACGACGTAGATCTCTATTTACTTTCATTGTTCCTGCATAGATTGTATATGTCCTATATACTTCTACACCTGTGATAGGTGGCACTAAGACTGGTGCAGCCACATATTCGATACCTACAAAAACACTTCCTAACGTAAATAAGTCGGTCTCCTGAGGGAACAGTTCAATGGTAGCACCGAAGACCTGATTACTTACAGGCGTATCTAGATCCCATTCTTTATTAAGTAACGCCTTATTATCCTCATCTGTTTCCAATTCCTTAACGATGAAGTAAAGTTTACCGCCATATAAATTAGTGGTTGTAGTCATACGTATAATACGACTATCGCCACGATACATTGGACTAAGTTCCATAGTAACCTCAATAAGCGGCTACCCTTAAGGATAGCCGCTTTGTAGAATTGTTAAACAGCTGTGGTGTTAGCTGAAACAGCAGCCGCCAATGCATCGGCTGAAGCATTCAACTGATCCACCAAGGCTGCAACTGCAGCAGGATCATCCTGAGCAGCAGCGAGTTGTGCAGCAATACCCTGAATGAGGGTAACTGCGCTAGTTTCTACAGCAGTGTTTTCCGCGACCTGAGCCTGAAGTGCTGCCAATTGTGCTGTCATGATCTTTTCCTTTTGGTTTATACTATTCACTGCTGCGTGCAGAGCCGTAAGGCTAAAGTGCATTTTATCTAGCCTTGTGTGAATGCTTAAAAACATTTCCAGGATTAATGCTTGATCGGTCATTCTGGAATAAAGAATCTATCAATGCTCATATCAGCGCCTGTTTGCATGGCGTCGCCTGAGAAGAACAGACTGATAACACATCGACCAGTAGGTATCATGAATCTCAAAGGCATCCAAGCTGTACCATAACCTGTAGCTACTTTATTTCCACAGCCTATCTCGTCAAACTTATCTGTCTTCAAGTAGATTGTCATGAAACCATTATTTTGGCTTTGACAGAGAACTGAAAGAGTAACCTCACCACCTTTGCTATAGACAGTTTTATCTATCCAATATTTATTTGTTTCATTGTGCTCAGGACTTGTAGGTCCATTTGCCAACATCAAGTATTTACCAGGATGCAACTTCAATCCTGGTTTTCCACTTGGCATTGTGGCAAATTCAAATCTCGGATGGTCAGCTACCGGCTTTGCCGGGTATTGTGTGCCGTTCAAACTGCACACGTTAAGAGTCATGTTCCAACCGCTAATAGATCCATCTTGAAACTGCGGTACTTGCATAATTACTCCTTTAGAGAAGGTTACCTGCGATAAACATCTCATTCAACTGCGCGTCGGTCATACTGGCTGCTTGTGCTACCATCTGAATCAGTGGGTTGCTCCGTTCAAAATAGAGCGCGTCGGCATACTCAATTTGTGCCGCGCGGGGCAAGGTGGTGACGATTCCTTCAACTCCATCCAATAACCCGTATTGCAAGAGAATTAACTTCGCCTGTCTGCGGGTGAGGGAGGTTGGTACATCAGGAGTTTGCGCCAAATAAGCCGCTTCCTCTTCCGGCGTACCGTCCCAATACACTCCCCTTCCATCTGAATCGTCTCGATATTTAGACATTACCATGCTGGTATCTCCGTGATGGAAAGAATAGCTCCGTTTGTAGCATATATAACTGAAGTAGTAAACGAACCAGCACTGTAATTAATATAACCTTCTATTGATTCGTTTGTTCCTACTGAATATATAATACTAAAACTAGCTGTTGCTATCTTATTTGCTGAAATATCTGTATTTTGGCTTAGGTATACTGAGGCATTAAACCCGACAATATTGGCCCATGTGCAGTTACTTGCATTATTTCCGTTTGTTGAAGCAATAAAAAGTACAAAATAATTACTAGCACGTGGCGCTATTGCTTTCCAGTTGTTCGTTGAATTATTTGCGAATATAGCAGGATAAGCATAGTCAATAGTGTCTAATTTTATTTTTGTTGATACTCCAGATGAAAAATTCTGCGCTCCTGCGATATGCATTTTACAAGACATAGGAATACTGCGCCCTGCCAACTTAGTCCACTGCGTCCCGTCGCAATACAAGAGACAGTTTTCACCAGCCCACATAATACGGGTTGCGAGTCCGTCAATCAGTTCTGTGCTGTTGCCGTCCAGTGTAATGAGTTTGGTACAGGCTGTGGCGATCCGAAATGCAGCGAACTTACCAGCGTTGCCACTGACAGCAGGCAGGGTAATGGTATAGTCGGAGGTCGTACCGCTGCATACGTGCATCCTGCCAAGGGTAGCGGTGGCGGTCGAAGTGATACTTATTTCCCCTGCTCGCCAGTTAATACCAGCCACAAAAGAGAAATCAAGTTCTTCCACCGCTCCCGTTGATGCCGTACTGCGCCCCAAGATTTTCTCGGTTGTCATCGTCAGGCCAGAGGAACCGATTGCCCCTGTTGCTGCTGCTCCTACATCCGCCGCCGTTGCGTCTGCGCCTGCCGTGACGAGACCCTTGGCGTCGTAGGTGATCTTGGTCTTGGTGCCGGGGGTGATTGCTGTGTTGGGGGCTACGGCAGAGGAAGAAGTAATGCCCCCAAGACCGGAGAGCGTTATAGCTGCTGCTGCTCCTGCTGCGTCTGCTCCTACCTCAGTATAATTATAAGTAGGTTTTGTGCCTGCCTTCGCCCATGCTGAAACATCAGAAGCTGGTCTTGCATCAGTGCCCTGGTCTGCCGTAGCATAATCTGCTGATGCTGTATACGCAGCGCTACCAAGGCCGAGCCATGTTTTAAATTCTGAAAGAGTTTTAGCTATCCATGTTCCAATACCAGATGATACTAAAGACATATCTACTGCGGTTGCAAGATTCTTAGGCATTAGACCAGATAAATCTTGATTATCGCTCCCTATAGCGTGTAAACGAGAATCACTAGTAGAAACCCCTCCAAGTCCTGAAAGCGTTATCGCTGCCGCTGCACCAGATACTTCTGCACCTACTTCAGAGGCAGTATATACAGGCTTTGTTGAAGCCTTAGCCCATGCACTTACATCTGAAGCTGGAAGCGTTATAGGTATTACTTGGTCACCTGTATTAGTGCCACTAGTAGTAGCTAATCTAGTTAAAGCAGTATCTATTTGAGAATGAGTATTAGTACCTTTATTAGTAAGATAGTTATGATCAGTTACACCTCCACCACCACCACCACCACCAGGCCATAGATCACCATTCCATATAGGTAAAGAATTAACTTCAGTAATTTTATTAAGTACAGTTGTATTGAGATTATGCACAGGACTAGATGCATGGGTAGCTAAGGCAGATAATTCTTGAGTAGTGAGTGGTGTTACTTGTGCTGCAATCTGAATGAGTGTTTGTGTAGCAGGACTTGATAAAACTATTGCATTAAAAGTATTAAACTCACCTAAGGGTGCCTTTATAATATAATGCGTAGGTTTATCACCACGATCATTAGGCCATAATTTTAGAGTAGATAATCCATTTTCTAAAATGATTTCCCCATTAGAATCACATGAGGCAATTACTTCTGTTGATGCAATTAGGTCATTATCTATAGTGTCCCATACACTAGTTTCTAAACCTGTGGCTGTATCAGTTAATGTAGCAACAATAACACAATCAGCAGCAGGTAGTCCTGAAGGACCTTGTATAGGATCCCCAGTATTGTGAATAAAAATATGCATAGTTACTCCTTAGAAGGCGAATCCACGTTTACCTCTACTGAATGTATTTTGAATTGGGTACAGATATTCTGTGGCATAACGGACACCATCAGAGGGATGTTCCATATTTTCTGTTTTGTCGATTGTTGCTGTATCCATGTTATTATCGAGCCACTTAGTACGTTCCATTGATTGAATAAGCTTAGTACATCGAGGATGTATGTACATAGCTACATCACCAGCTGCTGTCATAAGTTTCTTATTGACGGCTGCTACTGAGTCAATAATAGGTGGCGATCCTGAACGTGCTAGACAAGTGATACCCATATTCTCTAGTATTTTAAAGTCAGTAATACCTGTTGATGCTGATGACTTCCTAGAACGCCCTGTAGGGTCAGGATAAGCATAGATATCATGACCTTCATATTTAGTCTTAAGTGCTATGCCAAGCATTTCAGTATCAGGATGACCTGAGAATTCATCTTGGAATTGCATTTGATGACCTCTTAAGGCAAAAGAACTAGCATGCATTCGCATTGTGTTCGCTGAGGTTCGTTAATCCTCAACCGAGTTGAGTAAGTATTGGATAGCATTTTCTAAAGAGAAAGAATTATCCTTAAAAGCACCTAAACCTGTATTACAAAAACCACATAAAACTCCACGTATCTTTTTAGAAGTATGGCAATGATCCAATACAGCTTCATTCCCAATATTCGTTCCCGCACCATTTTTTAATCTAAATGCAATAGTTTGTCCACATATACCACATTTAAAATCTTGTTTAGCGAGATACGAATCTCTTTCTTCTATGGTAATTTTATGCACTCTTTGATAATACCATTGTGATTGTTTTGCTTTACCGCATTCTTTACAGTATGTTTGTAGACCATCAGATCTAGTGCGATTACCACTGTATTCTGATTCATGTTTCAACTCTTGGCATACATAACATCGTTTGTGATTGCGTTTATTATCACAATTCAATTGGCCTCTTGTAAATTTAGGTACAATTAACTTTGACGGATCTATCATAATTACTCCTCTCTGCTATATGTTACCATATAGAGCAGACTATATCTTCAGATCATTTAGTGGAATGTGAGATTTTCCCTGATCTGTCTGGCGCTTCCACTGGACTTCCAGTGTACTCCTTTCGGATAGTCGTTACGCCTTCCCTTACGGGCTTGGTTCGGGATTGTCCTATAAGGATGTCCCCCGAGTTCACCAGATTTATCGTCAGCCAAAAATAACCGACGTTGAAGTCTATGCATACATGTACATCTTCACCTTTCTCACGCTTATCAGGCACAGGTGGAATAAAGTATTCGATGTCAGCTTTAACGTGTATCTTACGCTTAAAGCAATAGAATACATTATTGCCTGACTCTTCAAATGACGCTAAGTATTCAGAAGCAAATGTAATAGGATCGAGTGTATGTCTTAAGGCTTCTATTTCATCAATGTCCAAGAAGGGCGATTGCTTATAATCAAAGTGATAGGACTTCCATCTAGCATCAACCTCTTCCTTAACATATAGATCATGAAAGTAATTGTAGCCTTTAGGTGTACCAATAGCTAACATTCTACCTGGCGATTTAGCACCAAGAAACTTAGCATTACGAGGTGACCATCGTGTAATGATAGCAGGTTGCAATACATCTTCCCATGCTTCCCTAGGTGTAATGCCTCGCTTACAAGATGATACTTCATCCCATACAGCAAAGTATGCACCTTTACCACGAACACGTTCTACTGCTTCATAAGAGAGCAGCCTTAGTTCTACACCTTTAGGAAACTTAAAACGACCTTGCTCTCTGTATGCTTTAATGCAATAATTCTCGATTCCTAAATCATAATTGATAATGGGAAAGTAAATATCAGTTACCTGGTCATATGTAGGCGCAATTATAAACACGTTCTTATTAGGCACACTCTCATCTAACTCTAATAACTCGAATACAGCTGTTACAGCACTTGTAGCTCCCATATATGACTTTCCCCATCCTCGAGAACAGCATACAGTAGCAAATCTATGTTCCTTATCGATGAACAGATCTTTATATACTTCTGACTGTCCTTCATGTAGGGTTATTGCCATCGCTACAATACTCCTTAAATGCATCCATGTTAATGTAACCACCATGCGCTATGGCATCTTTATGCAAACTATTTAACCAATCAAGATTATCCTTTTTAATAAAAATAGTAACTTCTTCGGGCATTATTTCGTTAATATTTTTAGCACACTTAATAATAGTGTCAATTGCTCTACATCGCTTACGATACTCAATAAACGCTTCATATTCCTTCTGCGATTCCGTCATTACTTTCTACCTCCATAAACAAGACTAAAATGATTCATGTCACCAAAATCAGCTCCACAATTACCACCCAATTCTCGCCACATATTAAATGCTTCTTGGGGTACAGGCACCATATGATCGCTATGCCAAAAATAAATTTCGATAGCCATCTTATCACAATGCAATGAGTTCTTAATGCCAACACCTTTAGAAGCATTTAATGCTGCCTGCTCAGGTGTGCGCATTAGTTCACCTAAAGTCATAGCATAAGGTGTAGAGTCAGTTATATACCCTAACATCTTACCTAGCATCCTTGCAAATTGTTGTTGATGTATTACCATATCACTCAGCATCATTGTCTCCTTCGAGCTCAGGTTGAGGATTAATACAATATGTTTCACCTTTAGATGTCAGATTAATAATTAGTGGTTGTGTGCGTTCTTCATTAATATTAATCGTTTCAGGGACACGTCCGTATTTATAGCGCAATAGCGATTCATCTACTTTTGCTAATCCTAGATGCATATCTAGAAACACTGTAGCTGAAAAATTCTGAGGTCTACCATCAGCTCTCATACGCACTAATTTGCCGTCTCTAAGCTTCTCTTGATCTCTTATCATTTCAGCAATCTTTCCTCTTGTTTCAACAACTGCCATAATAGGATCATAATTTAGCATCCTCATTTTTGCTGCGCTTGGATGATCGTGTTTCAATATTGCCATATTTATCTCCCTTAAGTTTGTTATAAAACGCTATTGCTTTACGCCAGCGTCTTTTATTCTTTGTGGGGCAAGTTCTTGAGGGGCGCCTTGCCGTTACGCCAAATCGTTTACACATGTTGCTTAATGACTCGATTAGATGTTTCATAAGGGCTCCTTACACTATAAAATTATGACAACAGTACAAATTGCATCTATTTAGATAGTTTGTGGGAACCCTTTGGAGACCCTTTGGATATTTAAGCCGACTGCCTAACACCGCCCTAATGACGTCCTTGGGCTAGTCTTAAACTAACCTCTTATCATTTGTAATTTTAAAATTATTTCATTACCAGAAGTATTTATAACTACAAATAATAAATGATCATCTTATAATTACATACTATAATAGTTACTCTTATAATATGTTTATTATAACTACAATTACTATCTGTACTCTTATACTCCCCCTAGGGAGACCCTTAGGAAGGGATATCTTTAAGGGTTATATGTCATTAGTATATCATCTTATACTCATTCAACGGGACATCATTATAGGGTTAATTTAACGGTTTCGACTAATGCCAAAATACACTAGTGTTTATCAGTGTTTCGAAGGCATGTCCAAAAGAAAAAAAAAATAGGTCGGTACCCTCCAATACACCACCCCTAAGGGCAATGTATTGGAGGGTATAATTATTTATAATCTGTTATTGCACGTTTGAAACCGTACTTTCTACTGTTCTTAAAAGTAAATGTAGGAGCCTTACAGTTATCACAACGCTTCGCCGTGTATTCATGTGGTGAGTTATCCTCATTAGCTCTAGCGAACCATATCCAGTTTCCATAAAATGGAAAATTACAAAAGCAATATTCTATTTTCTTAGACATTAAGCCTCCTAAGAATCTTCTGTAAATGTGTCGCTTGATAAATGGCGTCAGAAAGGGCATTATGATGTACATTGCCTTCAGGTTCGTCTGCAACGATATCAGGATATAACACTTTCAATGTCCTGTAACAACAGTCATGCTTGTATAACCAAGGTGCTCGCCATCCTAATCTCATATAAGCCTGCCTAAGAAGAACGTTATCAAATGCTGCTCCATTGCCCCATATTCTAACATCTTCTGAGCTGCAGACGGCTCTTAAGAACTCTTGAAAGCCTGTTAGAACAAGTGCTATAGGCTTATCAGCATCCACAAAGGCTAATCGTGCTGAATCACCTTGTTTCATCCACCACATAATAGTGTTAGAATCAATTTTACCACCAGCTTTAACTGACGATGCTAAATTAATTGTGTTGTAGAATTTAGGCCCCAGTTCTTCTTTATCAAAGAATACTGCCCCAAGTGATACAATGGCAGCATTAGGGTCCATTGACATTGTTTCTAGATCGATCATCAGATCTATCATTTAGACTCCTATCATTCGAGACAAAAATGGATGCTCGCAATACCAGCCCATCATATCTTGTTCCATTCTTGTAACAGTGAAGGCGCTATATTCATTAAACGTGGATGATCGCTTTCATGCTCAGGGACGTTTATAAGGACAATGAACTCAGAACATCCTTTGATTAGTCCTGGCAATGTGTTCATAGCTATCTTAGCACTCATGGAGGCATCATCAGGTACCTCGAATGTACCTTCTGAATAATACTTCCCACCGGCTTTAAAGTAGGTTAATTCTACTCTCATCATCGTACGAAATTAGGCAAGGCTTCCCTGACCTTCTCCATCATCTCATCCAGCTCAACGCCCATACCATAGTTATCTTCAGACATATTCATAAGTATGTCCATCATTGAGTCATTAAGCTTAATTCTCTCTTTCATTTCAGTCTCCTTAATAGTTCATTAGTAGATAGTTCTTGTTGTCCACACAGTATTTCCAGCGGAGATACCACTCTTTGAGCTTAAGATTCTGTTTACGACTGTGATCACCAGAGAATAATTTAGCCTTACCTGGTGACAACTCTTCTCGTTTCTTTTGAAGACGTATTCTTCCACTCTTGCCGATAAGACCTATACTTGCCATTTTACCCACTCCACGAGTTCTTTAAATGTTTCTTCATGACCGAACATCGCCTGTTCATGAACTGTCAAATAATACCAAGACAGATCATCATAAAAATATGCGAATGCTCTCTTAAGGATTGCTAAACGTTCCTCATCATTCATATCTCTTCTCCCTTATGTATTTCTTCAGGTGATGGTAGCGTTCTACACTACCAAACACGCGTTGAACAGACGAGTTGAGGTCACACCACGGCACACCATTATATTGGTAATCGAGAACAAGAAGCATTAGTTTACATATCTCATCCTCTTCCATGTATATGCTCCTTCTTCAATTTCAGGTAGGATTGACGACGTCCTGTGTTGACCAAGGTACCGGGCACAAGGATATCAACCCAGTTGGGATTACCAGCAGGTGTGAGTCCGTCTTGTTTTCTTCCTTGAGTTGGGCCGTTGATGTCCTTGTAATGTCTTTCTCGAGAACTAAAGTCGCTGCCATAAACTTGTCTCCTCAGCCTTTTCGCTACTGTTCCTCGCATGCTTCCTCCGAGAGATAAATTCTTACTGGTTTTGCTGTGTTACCACTCCGTTTTAATAGAAAATATAGCGACAAAGAATCTCCACAAGCTTTCTTCCAAACATCTTCTTCAGAGGTTGCGTATTCTCTGGGCTCTAAAGTGGCATCTACGAGAACATATACCAAATGAGATTTCACTTATTAAACCTCCCCATCTTGTTACCTTTCTTGTGGATGTGTATGCAACTGCAATTAGAAGGACAAGCCTCGCTATCCTTCTTTGCCGCACCCTTACCGCATTCAGGGACGTCAACGTAATCCTTCTCCAAGTGTTTCCTGAGGCCGAGTTGTCCCATTACTTCTTTTCCTCCTTGGTAGGTAGAGCTATTTGTGCATCAATCCATTGTTCGAGTTTCACCCGAAGTAATTTAGCTGCGTCTGCCGGCATTTTCTGGATGTCTTGATTGTTAACTACTTTTGGCAACAGTATAATAGCTGCCATATCTTTCTGGGTAGGCAGCGCTATACTAACACCTATACTTATAGCTGTAATCGCAATAATAGGTTTCAGGTATTTATCCACGAATAGGTGTTCATCTTTCGAATACTCGCTATCCAGGGTAGAGTAATATACGACAATAGCAATAATTGATAGGATTACACCAGCCACTGCCGTAATCATGAAGAAGATATTAATACCATCTAGCCGCGTGAAGAGATATACTTGCCACCATTCCATTATTTCAGCTCCTGTCTGGCCAATTCGCCAAGTGTATTGAGGAATACATAAAAACCGGTATACATGGCAGGCCTGGCATCAGGATCAATTGATTCTATCAACTGATGCATATAGACTGCCGCCTCAGAAAAGAGACCACAATTAATCTCTGCTAATGTTTCCAATAAGCTCAAGGCTCACTCCTTAGTATAATACTCGGAACATCTGATTCCATGAAATTAACGAAATCATTAGCTCGCATGGATTGCTTACGATTCTTCACATATACTGGGAAGATTGGATTACGTTGATCAACACAGGTAACCACCAAGGTACCACGCATGCCAGGCGCCACTAATCGATTACAATTGATGGCATATTGTAACCAGTCCATAGACAGATTACCTGTTCTAAATGCTCCTTGCCAAGTTTGTTTTACATTAGTCTCTTGTTCATTGTTCCTGAGTTTTATCACCTCCTCATTGTGCATTGGGCCGTTGCCGTGCCTTGTAGCGTAAGTACGAGTAACATAGAACATCTCTGGAGGTGTTAGCTTGAACTCGTCAATAACCTGTAGAGCATTCTTTGCTGTGCAATATGAACGTGTAACATGAGGAAAGAATCCAAACTCTTGATCAAGGAGAATTCCTTGAGCACCCTCAAAGATTATATCACAATTACCAAATACCGGTCTGCCGATGCTTACTATTTTCTGAAGTCTTGCACATTCAGATTTGAAATCAAGAGTATCGTCATCAAACATGCTTACGCCTAATAGTTTAAGTTTGTACAATAGGATATAAGGATCAAGAAGATCCATTGCATAGATACGACGATTCTCTTCATGCCTTTCTATAGTAGCTCCAAAACCCACACCTACTGAACCGTGATTATTCAAACCCTCCATTGTTTGATTATACTTAATATCTAATGGCAACGTAACTGGACAAAGAGGATCAATGAATAGTCTCGGAATTACACCTTTTTCCTTCAGTGCCTTGTATTCATTCAAAATACCTTTCGGATGAATAGTGCAATGTTTACTCCAGTATGTAGGAACCCCGTGAAGAGTCCCTGAACCGAAGTTCGAATGAACATGCCTAACATCACCATGGACAACAGTATGGCCTGCCTGATGTCCTCCATTAAATCTTATTACTAATGGTCTGACAGATTGAGAAACGAGGAAGGACACCGTAGCGCCCTTCCCCTCATCCCCAAATCCAGTCCCGAGGACTATCTTGCTCATTAGAGCTCCTAGAGGAAAGTTGGCGGAATTATCGTGTGAGACTTATCTACCAGAATGGGATTAGAATTTTGAGATGAAGCCTTTAACCATTCATCCTGTTCCCATTTAAGCGTATTGAGAACAACCTCAGAGATTGCTTCTGGTATCTTCCTGAAGTCATTCACGATGAGCAAATGATCACCAAATGATTCTTTCCACCAATCATCAGGACGGTAATTATGTGTACAAATATGATACACATGATTTTCAATCTTCGCCGTTTCCAATAAATCGGTAGCACTGCAATCATTGGGATGTTGCTGCTTAGTGCCGAAAATCTGAAGAACAGCACTGGTAGGCAATGTGCGCAAACAAGGCTCATCGCCGATTGTGAAGATAAAGCCTTTCTTCTTACGCTTATCGAATGCATCTGTTCGTACATAATGAGAAGCGAAATACCAAGCAAGAAGATAGGACTCACCTCTATTGCCGCCTCCATTGCCCTCAAGATATGTTCTTGTAAGCCACATATCAAGTTCAGCATCACCTGATTCGAATTGACCTACCTGAAGAGGAACCCTATCACACTCATGATCACCAATGGCGCCAAACATCAGGGCGACGTCCGGAACACCATTCTGAATCAACCTCCCAATAAGTGTAGGCAGACCATCTTTAATAAAGTCGTGAGGAATTTGCCCCATACTACCTGTGACATCTAGATACAGCTGAATTGGGACAGTATATGGATGAACAGTAGAATCACGAGCTTCACGAAACGTCACATTCTTTGGGTCCATCTCTGCGTGACATTTACGCTCTTTGTTCTGTTTAAAGATTTCGTTGACAGGGGCACTGTGATATGCTAAAGTAGCAGCACGAGTAGAACGATCGGTTGAGGAGTAAGTTGAACCACCCATGTTACACCACCTCCACTTTTACAGCGTGTGCATCGAGGTAGATCTCCAACTCTTCCTCAGTAAGCACTTCACCGCGATGGTATTTTTCCTCGATAGCATTAATATCAGCTATCTCTTTTTCAGACATCTTCTGTGCTTCCGAATAAGCGGGCATTCCCATGGTTAAACTCCTTTTAAGGTCTTGTTGGTTGAGGAAATCTTCGTACTCATCTTTAAAATTCATTATTCAGGAAACTCTTTTTATGGCAGTGTCTAGATTACCAGGCTATGGAGTTTTACGTTCTAGTTTGCTGAGTAGCCATCACGCCATCATCTCTACTCAATACTTCCGTGCCCGGACAGTGAGCTAGAACAACCCGAAACTGATATTACTTACCGAACAGCCAGTTGTACCTGGACTTGGCTATGTCCAGGGTAATTTCCAAGTTCCTGATGTCAATGCCAAACCGGATGTCTTTGCCGACAAAAGCTTTGGCATCGAAATCACTAGCTACAATGAGGGAGAGAGCATTATCAGGAGAAAGGTCCAACATATTCTCCCGATCACGACGAAGTTGTTTGATCTTCAGCTCCGTGTCCTCAATCTCCCTTTTGTAAATAACCTCAGCTTGTTCAACGATAGCTAAGGCCCTATCTTCCCTGATTTTCTTGTTGTTGCGAATCAGGGACTCCACGAACGATCCGTGCAGATCGCTCAGAACTGGAACTCCGCTGGCTCCAGGTTCCAACACCGTTACTTCATTTGCCATGCTCTTCTCCTTTTAGAGATTCATGTTTCGCAGCTCTTCTACCTGCGCCTTGTTTGCAAACAGTGCATTGCTTATTAAACATTCTATCTCCTTTGATAAGTGGACCCCGATGTCGCCCAAGATGCTTGGAAGTGTTTCGTGTTAACAGATGAAAGGCCCACAGACAGGTTGGAAGTAGTTTTACATCGGGGTTCCGGCAGGCCTATTCCTGCTCTGCTTATTTAATAGAGGTCCTTGACTCCTCTACTAACCAATATTCTTCCCTAAGTCGTTTAACTTCAGCAACCAATACCTCTCTTGAAATAGCAGCACAATCTTCACACCATCCTGAAACTCTAGGCCATCCAGGACATCCAGGACATGGACAATCTACATCTAAAGCTTCATCTACTGTCATGCTATACTCCTAGAATATAATGTACGTGACCTTCAAGTTCATCACAAGGAACTATAGCCTGTGTTCCCTTGCTATACTCGTTTTCATCCAGCATCTCTTGGGTGTATACAAACCATCCATTACTTGTGCCAGCTGGGTTTTGCTCTTCAGCAACTTTAAGTATTTGTTCTTCTGTCCAGTCTTTAGGCACGCAGATATTGCAAGTAAGAAAATTCATACGGAACACTAAAGGCTCGCCTTGTTTCTGAATATTACTCATATTATTTCCATCCTTTCACAAGATCTTGTATATATGTAAGAGCTCCTGTATAATCCATATAGCGGTCCCAATTACCTGCGCAATTGTATACCACCCATACACCTACTATGTTATCTTCACGAATTTCTTTAACTATACCATTTTCATTCTGGGCATACGAAGATCGATAGCAAACACGGTCTCCGACCTTTAAGTCTTGTATTTTCATACTATTCTCCTTTTAATTAGAGAGTCCCGTTACCAGCAATCTTGCCAGAGATCACTACAGGAGGACTACACCTCGCCCGGAGAAAGGAAGGTGGGACTTTGTAGACCTTTTGCCGAACAACTCACCAGAAAAACTTAGGACATTTTTCAGTAGCACATCGAATCTTTAACTGAATATAACATCCGCATATCGTACATTTCTCAATGACAGTATCACTGTTATATGCACAGCCTTTACATATTCCGAAACGTTCCTTGACAATTTCATCAGATACAACTAGACAGCCTTTCTTTACGAATTGCCATACCGCACGAATAAATTCAAACATTTATCTATATCCTCCTTAACGTCTGCTAGTAAAGCTTCCAACCTTTCTATTTTGCAAAAAGGACAGTAATGGTGTATGGTGGAACTGAAATCGTGCTTGGCACACCAGAGATAATTACGCTCCATGAATGTCCCCCATAAGAAAAGCCCATGCTACTCCTCTGGCGAAGCCGTCAGTATATTGTGGATTGTTGAGAATGTCCAATACCTGTGCTCTTGTTAGTCCATATTCAACAGTGACCTCCTCTGTCACTTCCACAAATTGAGATTCAGGAATAGGCACAGTTTGTGGCAGACATTTGATATGGAGCCATTTACGACCTTTCACATTTGTGGCCTTATCATCACCTTTGAATGCACCTACTGCTGTAACCTTACCTGCAGGATTAACTGTTAATTCTTGTGTCCCATGAACTCTCTCACGACAAACAGGACACCATGCTATGGAATTGATAAAATAGCATTTAGAATCTCTCTGGATAAGTTCACCTTTGTAAGTTGAGGAGATAAGACGCGGTAGAAGACTTTCACCGGTTTCTTCTTCAGCTGCGATTTGAGTTTTTGTGCGCTCGATAGCCGTCTTAATTGCAGTAAGTAGAACAGGTGTTATAGCCGCTTTGGGAACAGTATAACTGTTCTTTACTACATTCCAACCTGTTCTTCCGATTAACTTGCCGAATACGTCAGTGGCTGGTCTTATAGATTCGCGAATGTACGCAACTCTCCCAGTCTTAATGACATCATTCGCATCCAGACTACTACCTTTAGGAACTCTGAATCCGTATACTGTGCCATCAACAATAATCTTCATAGATTGGTATAGCATTTCGGTCTCCTTGTATCTTTGGACTCGCCTTACAGATACATTCTTTTTCAATGCTGTTGCATACATAGCAACGTGGACAAATCAGGTGAGTATGGCGTTTCTTCTGCTCTTGTCTACAAGCCACGCAATCACCATACCGAATTGCGTGTCGACATTTATTCATGGCTCACCTTGATAAGCAATAAAATGGCATCTACTACTGTCTCATGCAATGTAGTCCGTTCTACTGTATCTGTTAGACCCGCACCGACATTGTCAAAAAGGGTGATAAGCCACATATTATTAGGTGTATTAGAATCTAGTAAAAAACTAACTCCCTTCTTCTTGAGTTCACCTAGTAATACGCCTGCACCTGCATCACAGTCGTACTTAGGTGGGTTTTCTCCCTTACCATTACGGGCCCAATAAGGATCACAAAACTTGGCATGTTGACCAGTAGGCATAGTCCACTTATAACCCAACCATTGAGCTATAACTACTCCTTTCTCTGTCCAAAAGCTCATTCTACCACCTCGCAATTACGAATCCATTGTACGAGCATACGAACTCTCATCTTAGCGGCTTCAGGGTAATTCTCCGGAAACTCACGAATATCGCCTATAATTGCCCTTTTAAATGATGAAAAAGTTTTTGACCACATTGAACAAGGTGGTTCATCGTCAGGATAGCCAAACAGTATCCAAGGACATCCACCACATGCCGGTAAATTAAATCGGTGTTCTGTACATAATGGACAATCCTCAAGGTAGATAATACCGCGGTAATGAAGTTTAAGTGCAATCATCGCATCCATCGTTTTTCTACTAACTTTCCTTTTCATAAGTCTCCTTAAATAAAGCCCCCCACTATGAAAGCTGGGGGCGCCACTTCTTGCGAAAGTGAGTTTAACGTGTCTTACTGTCCATCGCATCACTCCTCTCTTGAGGTATGGCCACAATCCTGCTACAGGTGAGCCGAATAGTTCGTCTCTTTAATCTCTATGAGCGCCTGTAGCCAGGATTGCACCGTTATTTGTGGGCTGCGTAGCTTTGACCCTGTGTGACTGGCCCATGCTTTCACTTACGTCTCTTAAGAGCCGGAGGCTTCAGAAGGAACCCACAAATCCATTTGACTTCAAGCAGCGTGCTTAGCTGCTTCTTTTGCTACCTTATCCGCTTCCAACTTTGCACGATAAGCCTCGAGAGTCAGACCTGCTTCAGCGGCGGCAGCTTCCTCTTTTTCGAGTTTCTCAGCAGCTTTCTTGTCGCGGTACAGCTGAAGTCCGTTAAGAGCTTTCTCGGAGACTTCCCGTTTGATCTTGCCCGACTCGAAGGCTTCGAAGATCGCGTCTTTCTTCTCGATCAGCCATTCTGCTAGGTCTTTCCGGTTCTCGGTGGCGCCCATGAGAGATTTGAAGATCAGGGTATTCTTCTCTTCCGGATCCATTCTCTTGACGGCAGGCCAGCGGAAGGAATCCTTGAATGCTCCAGCGTTTTCCAGAAGGAACGCACAAGGTTTTGGCAGATTTTCCACAGTGGCCAGCAGTTCGAAAGCCTTCTCGATCGATTTCTTTTCGCTCTTTGTTACACGCTGAATTGTTCCGGAGGCAAACACCTCCTCCAAAAACTCCTGATGCTCATAGATCCAGTTGTTCAGCTCTTCGCTGGAATTGGTGATCGCGTTGAGGGCGGTCATCACCTTCGGTTTGCGCAGATAATCAGCTGCATCTGCTTTGTTGTCAAAACGGGTTCCATCGGGAGCTTCAAAGATTTGCTTGATCTGGTCTACGGATGACATGCTCTACTCCTTGCTACTTTGGGATTTACGTGGGAGTCACAGACTCACCTCCGTTTGAGAGTACAACTCTCGTTCCCACTTGGGATAGGCACGTCTGTTAGTTAAACTTGCCCTCGAAAGAGGGTTAATTCAACGGGTTATACCAAGCTTATCTTACTTCTTTTATAATCTTTTTCTTATCAAACTTTTACCGATAATGGTTGATAGATTTCCTCGCCACTTGCTGAAGTATTGCACAGAATACCCCAAGGTTTGTCCGAGGTTGGCATCTCTGCCACTTTTTTGGTTTGCGCAGGGGAGAGTCAGACTGGCGGACGGGGCGTGCAGAGATGGGCGCGTGGAAGTGCCCTCTGCTTGGTTCAGCTGCTCTCTAAACTGCTATACTACATTAATAGTTACGGATACATCATTTACCTCCCTTCTTATTTCAAGTTCTACAGCCTTTGCTGCAGTAATCCAACCCTTCTGTTTGTCTCGGGGAAGTTCATAGAATTTACATCCCGAAGTAAATCCTGTTGTTTTACAGAACGCTTCAAAGTTCAACTTCCCCAATTTTTCATCTGTCGTGTTGGTCATTTGGAGCTCCGGAATTAGAAGTGACTCCCTCCACCAGTCATATCATTTCAGACGATGTGCTTCCGTAATCGGGATATTCGCTTCTGTAGGCACATACATAATTTGTTGAATCTTTCCTTCTTTGAGAGCCTCAGCAAAAGCACCAATAAATTCCTGTTGCCTATACTCAGGAAAGTCTTTTGCTGCTTGACCAACAATGACAATTGCTTCAGCTCTCTTTACAGCTGCCTCTCTTTCTGCAGATGCTTGTGTTACAAGGATTCGTCTGGCTGCATCTGCATGCGCCAATTCTGCTTCACCTTTCAGTCTTTGTCGATAGACACCATACTGTGGCATACCGAAGAAGAACATGACAATAAGAAACAGAATGAATCCTAGTCCAAACACACCTTTCAACTGATCACTCACTTAATACCTCCTTGGTTATTTCGGGTAGACTATTGATTTATCACCCCAATAGTATACTACCGAGTCTTTCGTTGTGTTGATTTGAGTCGGTGCTTGACTCGTATCAACATTAGCTGTACTTGAACCATCACCACACCCTGCCAACAGACACACCAGTAGACACAACATTAGACTTTTCATTTGCGACCTCCTTAATAGTGTTGTGGAGCGACCCAAGACTCCCACTCGACAATCTCAATGTCTTTACCAAGTTCGAGTAATCCATTATCGACAGCATTCTGAAACCGTCTTAGGATAACCGCTCGAATCTCTGGAAGGGTCTTTTCTGATTTAATCGTTAAATTTACTGTAAGCTCTAGTCTCATTAGATCTCCGTTCGGATTATTGTTGTCCTTCCACCTAGATAATGAACATACTCAATAAGACCTGCTTCATGCATTGCTTTTCTTAACTGTGGCCCAATTGGTGACCAATCAACATCAAAGGCTCTGATATCAACTTCACCTCCTACATTAGTGATATACTGCAAGTATTGTTCAAACATAAGACCTCACATATCCATGGGATTGCGCAAGCCTAGGGCTCGTGCATGACGGGGTGCAGTCTTAATACCATGAGCGAAATGTCTGAATTTCATTATTCCACCCAGAATTAAATAAGGATTCTCCCAAATCTCTTTCCGCTCATCATGTGTATAGACTCCTGGTGCTACTCTGATTTTCATACCATCAAAATCTACAATAAAAGTCCCTACCATACCTTTCGGAATTTTACCCGCTTGATGTGCAGAACGTTTTGCGTAACCTCGTTCATCGACTGTTCTTTCATTTGTATTTTCTTCCGCTTCTTCAATACCGATTACTATACCTTCACTATCTTGGAAGCGTTTGAGTTTATAGATGAGACCTTCTCGCCAAGTCCCTCTACCGAATTTATAGTCACCGAAAGGATCCCTAAGCATAATTCCTTCAAAGCCTAGTTCTAGTATTTTATCTTCATATATTAAGAGATCTGTTTCATTCTCTATTAGTTCATGTTCAATAAGCACAAGGTTAGGACTGTCATAGTGGTCTACAGCTTCTCTGGCACGTTCGAGTCTTTCCATGAACGGCCTTCTAGCATAAGTCAAAGATGTATGGTCAAATACGTTAAACGTTAGATTATCACTTTCTTTTTCTTCAGACATTACAAAGGATTGTGTTCTGTTATATACTCCGTAATCTGTAGGATTGCCTTCGATTATTTCTCCATCTAAATCTGCAAATCCAGCAAATAAATCTTGTACTTGATAAGACGGTAAAGGTTTGAGAGTTCTTGATTTCACCCACGCATCTTTTACGACACCTCTGATTCCATCATACTTAGGTGAACCCAACAAAGGATATCTGAGTTCCTTAAAATAGTTAGGATAATTAAGAGGATCGTTGCTTGGTGCAAGCATTGGTTTAAAGGCCATTTAATCTCCTCACATAATTGTCATTATAATCGACTACCAATTCTTCACCTACACCTATATCTGCAATTGCAAAAGCACTACAAACGCCTTTAACATATGAAAAGCGAATGTTAGGAAAGGCACTGTGATTAACAAATCTTCCTAGAAGATACTTAATCTGTCCTGTACCCACTATACCTAAATATTCATGTTCGACTATAGGCTTGATTGCAAAGGTTCCAATACCTAAATCAAATCTAGGATGAACTTTTGTTAGATCAATTATAAACCCTTTGTTCTGAGCAATGAGTGCCTCACCTTCAGACATGTTAACTTTCTTTAGAAATTCTTGGTATGTCATTGCTGTCCACCTTTATTAGAAGATTGAATCCCGCAAGTCCACCACAGAGAATGCATTTCTCAGGTCCAGTTTCTTTGTCAACTCTAATCACTTCGCGAGTTATCGCGCACACTGAACATATTGGTCGATAACAAACTGCCATATTCTTCTCTCCTTATCCATATTCCGTCTTTGAAATCGATCTTTCCTTCAACAACTAAATCGTGTTGAGCTGGTAGTATTAATTGTCCAGGACAATCAGTTGTAAGGGTCTCTTCGTAACCGCTACAGACTCCACAAATTTTCATGCCGCCTTCTTTCACAAAGAAACAGGCTATGCATGTACCATCTATACAATCACAATTAGCCTCAGTGATTAATTGATGTTTCATATTACCTCACAGGACATGCGCCGCTAGCGCACTCGTCATTAGATTCATACTCTGCATGTGATATTGCTGTTATAAGTTTCGTTCTCGCGACCAATGCAAGATAGTCGCTTTTGCAGATAGGTTCGTAAGGTGCTTGTTTAAATCCACTATCCTCTCTTAAGAGAAATGATAGTGATTTATGGTGCATCTTATAGTACTTACCTAGATACTCGCGAATTTGTGGCAATTCTTCCTTCGAATAGTAGATACTACAAGATACGGAGTTATCTGACCATTCCTTCTGCATCCTTCGTACTTCATTAAGCTGATCGATGGCTGTCATCTCATTCTGAAGTTTTGTACCATCAGGATATGCATATGGAAATGACACAATTACCGAGCCTCTGTCATACGTGCCATCCAGATTCAGCTTATACTCGATGTCATAGCCGTGCTCACGACACACTTCAACAAGAGGATGCTCAGCTGCAATGGTAATCCTTCGTATCATGTACTGAGCGATGCCAGGATGAATTCCAGGCGTTACTCCAGGAAGTAATGAGAGCGTTCCTGAAGGTTTCACTGTAGTTAACTTTATTGAGATTGGGAAACCATTTGCTTTTGAATAGTCCACATCGAATGCGCGTAGATATTCATAAGCCTCTTCTAACCAATCTCGTTGCTCTTCAGAAGCCTGGAGAACTCCAGTCATTCCGATTCCCATTCGCATATTTTTATGGACCACTGCTTGGGTCTCTGGGTGATGACTGGGAAGAAGGAGTGAGTGTTTGCAGATTCTGTAGTAAAGTTCGAGAATATCCAATAGCTCCTCGTAGGAGTCGATATTAGGTAGGAATACTTCGGCGAGACAGCAGGTTTCATACGGTTCAAGTCCTTGTTCTCCGCAAGGATTATAGCCTTCAATTCCGAAGTCATGATACTGGAAGTCTCCGAGTCTTCCACACATTCTCGACAATCGCAAGTTAATAAGTCCATACGGTTCTCCATTACCTAAGTAACCATCCCAAAAATAATCATGTAAATCGTTTATATCGTCACACACAACGCTGTTGTTACTCATTGCACGCCATTTCGGGATTAACGTTCCCATACTCCATCGTTTTGCTAGTAAAAATTCGACATCATCTGGATCACCTATGGCGATTTGTGCTGATCGTCTTACATTTCCCGCAACTACAACAAACCCTATAATATTCATAATATCTAAAGCGTCGATGGATTTGATCTTTTTGCCACGTTTTTTCTCAAGTAATTTAGCTATTTCGTTAATACCCCAGGCAAGGTCTTCAGGACCTGAATTATGAGATATAAAACCGTTTGCTATAAAATTGTGATTTGGCCCTTCCATTGTAAGATCGTACACACGCTCCATACCAACGTAGTCTATGGACACAATTTCATCAAAAGAAATATAACGATGTCTATACGCAT